ATGAATAGGAGTGGAAAAAAATGTGTACTTTACCCTCGTGTAAGTACCGAAATGCAGGTTGATGGGTTCAGCTTGGACGGGCAGAAAAACAGTTTAAAGCGTTTTGCAGACAGAGAAGAAATGAAGATTGTAGATATTTACGAAGATGCTGGTAAATCCGGCAAATCCATAGAAGGCAGACCCGCTTTTAAACAAATGCTGTATGATATTGAAAATGGTTTGGAAATTGAATATATCTTATTCTATAAGCTCTCCCGCTTTGGCAGAAATGCAGCCGATATTTTAAATTCTTTGGAACACGTTCAATCCTTTGGCGTAAACCTAATTTGCATTGAGGAAGGAATTGATTCTTCGCAGACAAGCGGAAAGCTTTTGATTTCAGTGCTGTCTGCTGTTGCTGAAATAGAGCGTGAAAATATCATAGAGCAGACTATGAACGGGAGAAAAGAAAAAGCCCGTCAAGGTGGCTGGAACGGCGGGTTTGCTCCCTATGGTTACTACCTCAAAGATAAACAGCTATATATCCAAGAAAATGAAGCAGAAGCGATACGAATTATATTTGATAAATATGTAAATGGCAATATGGGATTTTATAAAATTGCTAACTACCTTAATTTGCAGGGTATCCCAAAAATCAAACGTGCCAATGGTACTCTTTCTGGGTGGAGTACGCATTTTGTCAGAATGATAATTGACAATCCCGTGTACTCTGGGAAAATCGCTTTTGGCAGACGGACAAGAGAAAAGGTCAAGGGCACTAAAAATGAATACCGCCAAGTACACCAAGATGAATACATTATTGCAGACGGTCAGCACGAGGCTATTATAAGCGAGGAACTATGGAAAAAGGCACATGAAAAGCGGGAAATAACAGGCGTAAAATCCCCATCTAAAATTGGTCGAGACAGGGCGCACTTATTAAGTGGTATTTTAAAATGCCCGAAATGTGGTGGCCCGATGTACACCAACAAACATGCTTGGACAAACAAAGACGGTACATATAAAGAGATTTACTATTATGTATGCAGTAAGGCTCGCACTGCACGGGGAAAAAGCTGTGACTATAAAGCTATGCTCAAAAAAACCGACATTGAGCCGCTTGTCGTTGAGGAAATCAGAGAGTTGATTAATAATCAGGATTTTGCAGCAGAAATTAAATCAAGGATAGGCAAGGAAATTGATACTTTCACTTTAAACAGAGAACTCAAAAACTATGAAAATAAACTTAGAGAAGTGGAACTCAATAAAACCCGTCTTGAAAATGAAATTGACAGTCTGCCGGAAGATACTCGTTTTAGAGAACGCAAGCTCCATGATATGACCCTCCGGCTTGATGGGCTGTATGACACCATCGTAGAGCTGGAAGAAAAAATTGAGGATGTAAAGCTGCGCCGCAAAGCCGTGGAGCAAGATGCTATCACACTGGAAAATATCTACACCCTGCTGGCAAACTTTGATAAGGTATATGATAAAATCAGCGATGAAGAGAAAAAATCTCTAATTTCTTCGCTAATCAAAGAAATAGAGATTTTCCCTTGTAACGAGGCTGAATTGCCTTTGAAGTCTATTTTATTCAATTTTCCTGTTTATAAAGACGGTGGAGATGTTTGTGGGTTTTTGTGGGACAAAAGTACGCACGTCTCAACGTGGCTCGAGAGGACAGAATTGATGTCATTAGAACCGTCCGTCCATGGAAACATATCCACCTGTTTTTCGATGTTTTTTGTGAAATGTCCGTTCGTGGAAACATATCGATTATAATACAATTCCCATCTACAAATTATGCTTGTCTTGCCTTTTTTATAAGACGCTTAATATCTATGAAATTCAGTACATTATCCATAGCATCCTGATCGAGTGAAAAACCGTATTTTTCACAAACCAAATTTGCCTTTTTTACTAATTCCCGTATACTATTTACCAGTTTGTAATTATCTAATTTATCATTTATCTCAAGATAACAATCATCAAAAATCCCATTCAGTATATCATAATTTTTTCTTTTTGCATAATATTCTATTTTGATAATTTTCCCATTAGTCGTTAACGAAATTTGTCCAATATATTTACGCATTCCATTATCTGTTTTAGTCTTTTTATATATCTGTAATTCAAATATAGGTATTTCCGGTATGACTAATGGTTTCATGACTTCTGTTTTCGTCTTTTCATTAGTTATTAACCCTGCTTTAATCTTTACTGTTTGAAGGAACTTTTTTATAAGTTCATCTCTATGTCCTTTAGAATAAGTCCACATATCCCCGTATTCACTATTAAAATCTTGATATATTTTATATATTTCATCTTTACCCACTAATACTTTATATTTTTCATACAAGTCCTTACTATCAAAAGCCCTTTCTAGAGCATTGTCTCTTTCTTTTTCAAGTTTTTCACAGACATTATATAAATTTCTTGCAAATCCAGTAAAACTTGGCATAATGACACTACATTTTAGAGGTTTATCATTTTTACGCTTTTTATCTGACTTCAACTCTTTATCTTCCTGCTCCCGCAGTCTTACATTAACGCAATCTATTTCAACAAATGGGCATCCTTCAATACTAGAATGATTTATAGAAATGCCATAGTGTTCAATCGCCTCTTCAGCTTCTTTTAATTGATAACTCAATATTGCATACATTTTATCATCGCCATGTAATTCTTTTCCCCTCTGATACTGAGGCAATTTTTCATCTGGGATAGTGAATGCTTCTATACTTCCTCTACAATTTATTAGTGTTTCATCAAATTCCAGACAGAATGAGTATTTTGCGTTTTTATCCAATTTCTTTATTTCTTCATTAACAGCTAATTGTATCTTTTCGTTCAATTTTTCCTCAAATAAATCTGTTCCCGGTATTGTTATTTTCATATAATCCCTCCGTATAAATATTTACCTTTATATTGTGATCTTCATGGCATTTCACATTATTATCCATTTCTAAAATCACCATACATATTGAATAAATATTTATAGTTGGTATTAGCCCATTATCCAAAAAGTAAAGCCAACTGACATCCCAATTGGCTTTACTTCATATTATAAATATTTTCAGCTATTAATTAAATGAGATATGTAATCATACCCTTTAAGTGTAGTAACAAATATTTCACCTTTAGATCCTTTTTCCTCAATATATCCTTCCTTTAATAATTCTCTTAATGAATCCTCCCATTTAGCAACTTCACGACGTTCTTGAGATGTGATTAATTCAATCCTGCCAACGCATATAGATGTACCGTCAAAAGTAATCGTTTTTATGATAGTACCTTGTGGATCAGAACACGCAGTCTTCAAGAGAATTTGAGCATTCTCGCTTAATGTATTTTGTGTGTTTTGTTTATAAACGGCATTTATAAAGTCATTTCTATTATCTTCCCACCGAACATCATTTATTTTCACTAATCCAAATTCTTCTATTATGTTATCTTTTAATTGTCCAAGTTTACTTTTAACATCAGTTAATTCGTTATCTAATTTCAATCCAATCTTGCGTGGATTGATTGCTCCTTTTATTTCCTTGAACTCAAAACCAGGTAATAGTATTGTTGTATATCTATTCTGTAATATCCAAGCGGCACCCATTTCATTCATACATGCAACGCTGTCATAATAATTATCTGATAAAATAAAAATAACATGCAAATCATGATTTTGAAACTGCAGTTTTAAGTAATCATAAATATCTTCACCAAGAGGGATATCATATCCCGTTTCAGAAGAACAAAATATTTGTTGTTCATTTAATCCAATATTTTCAAACAATCTTACTAATTTAGAAACATAACCTTTATCTAAGGATGCATGACTAATAAATATCTTTGGACTCTTTTGTTTCACTATGTGTACCTCCTCTATTTTTTGGGATGATGATATTTGCGGAGAATAATATTTGTCAATATTCTTACTAATCGCAGTCAATCCACCTGCGAGCTCATTAAAGTACCTCTCATCACTCCAACCATTAAACCTCTGATTAAGAATAACCAATATACCCCATATAAATTTGTCTTTTGTCCTATCATATATTTCTTGTAATAAAAGCTGTAGTTCCTGCTTCCAATTAGCAAATTCAGGAGTATCATATATGACATTAAGTGATGGTAAGCCTCCTCCGCCCGTAATGTGAAAATGTGATCTTATCATATCAGTTTGTTGAATTAAATCCATTAAGTCATTTTTCATTTTATCCACCTCGTAATATACTAAAAATAGCAATTAAAAATATATCAGAAATTATCATTTGTAAATTCTACAATATCAGCAATGAAAGCCTTTTTATCAAATAACATCTCAACGTAATCACAATATTGTTTCAATTTTAATTTTAGATCATCTGGTTGCTTTGCTGCAAAGAGTCTGATATCTGATAAATATGATTCTACCTCATTAATGTGTTCCCACTTTTCAATATGTTTCTGAACCACTTCCTGATGTTTTATTCGTAATTCTTGTAACTTCCTTTGTTCGGCTTCTTCTTTTTCTCTTTGCCGTTGTATCTCCCACTTTCTATTTCTTTCTGCATATGCTTCATCTTCTAAACGCTTAGCTTCTCTATTTTTATTGCTGATTTCAATTAGTACAACTCGCAAGTCAATAAAAATATCCTTAATCTGGTCTTTCAATGCATTAATATCTTCTTTATAAGTCAATTCAAAGAGTTTATCTTTGCCTTTATTAATTGAATAAATCCTAAATTCCAACTTACCTGAATCCACCATATCATAAAACGGCTTCATTGTTTTCACATCTGTTGGCTTCAAATCCTTATACCTGCACTTTGTTTCTAACAATGAACACTCAAGAGTACAATATGGAAATTGAATAATAGTATTGTCATTATTCCTATTTTCCACCGATATCGAACCACCAACCGCTTGTAAAGCTTCTATAAAATAATCCATGAAAGTATAGGCTCTCGTCCTCTGCTTATCTGAAACTTCAATATTGAGAACCGGTCTACTTCCTTGATATTTTGTGTATTTTAATCTATGCTGCAACTCATATGACATATAATCTTTATACTTTTCTTTTTCATGTAAACGGCGTTTATCAATTTCTTTATTATGTTCATCGATTAAAGAATTGTAATAATTACCTATCAGGTGAACATTCAAATGTTTACACCACTTTTCATATTCATCGTCATTTTCAATAATTACTTTTTCAATTCCGTTCTTCTTCAAGGTCAGTTACCCCACTTTCAAAATAACATCCTCCACGATAAAGTGTATCAATCAGTATTTCCAATGCATCCGAGTTCTTAACAAAATTAGGTATAAAATATCTTGTCCTACTATCTTGAAGAACCATTGATAAGCCCGCTATAAATGTTGATAACGACGGATAATCCATGGTATTTATATATTCATGCCTTTTGTCATTTTCATATATATAACTATTCCTTCCCCATGATCCAATATCATTAATATGAAGTCCCACAATAAAATTTCTCATGGTTGCAAGTGTGTTTACCATATCTCCAATATTAGACTTTAGTGAATTTTTACCACTACGATCTGTCAAGTCCACGGCCAGCTTTAACTGCAGCTTCATTTCTTTACATGTATTTCGCAGCCGAACAATATCTTCTACAGTAGAATATAAATAACTTTTTCCTTTATTGGATTTTGTATATCCATTTATGATGGCAATTTTCATCTTACTGTGTCTACGCATGCTTTTTTCGAATAGCTGATACTTATTAAAGAAAGCTTCCTCATTATAACCTGGTGTACTGTATGGAGATATAAATTCCAATAATTCCGGTGCTCCAAATACTTTAAAGCTTGCATGTAAATTAGATATCATAATATCCATAGCCTCTTTATCTTTCCACATAGCATCATCATTCATCTTGTCATATGTTATGCAGAGGATATAATTTGCTCCAGGATTTTCTTTTATTATGCCGTTAGCTGTTTCAATAAATTTTATATTAGTTGTAATTTCGTTCGGATAGTCCAACCCTGAAACAAATACAGGCTTCAAAATCCTTTTTTGGCTCGCTAGATTTACTCTCTCAGTAGTGATACATAAAGTAACATATTCTGGCCAATAATCCGGATCTTTAACATCCTCAAATAGCCAATAGTACATAATCAGCATTTCAAGTTCGCCTTTATGATCAGAAACAAACTCCCTGTGCTTATTTCTTTCGTATATGTCGTCTATATTAAAAGGATTATTTTGATACCGATAATCATATTTGTTAATACTGTAATGCGTTTCTGTTGAACCGTCATATTCCCTTTGGATATATCTATCATAAAAACTGTATGATACGCTCTGGGCATATTCTAATAAATTTACATGAAAATTCCGATAAACATCCAGCACCCAGTCTATTATGAGATTATCCATTTCCTTCATACCAGATAAACTAGGCTTTTCCGTTCTTGTGCTACAATATTCCTTCGCCATCACAGATATATTGTTAAGTAACTCATCTGATGGAGTAATATTTAACTTATCTTTACATACGTATTCAGCCACTTTTCTATAATCTTCTGGCAGATAGAATAATTCACAATCTTCCATTTCTCTAAAAGCTTTCTCTACATAGCTATCTAAACGCTTTTTGCTTTCCCAATAATATGAGACTATAAATTCGTACGTAGTCGGATAATGCTCCATTAATCCTGCTTTAAACTTATCAACTGTCTGCTGCATTTTCATCTGCTCGTAACTATAATGTTCTAGATTTAGGTATTGATTAAAGTAATCCATTATATACTGAATTACTGCACCCATATTTTCCGAATGTTTCTTAAAATCGAACTCATCCAGCTTATCTTTCTTTTTTCTCGAAGCTATATAATCTTCTATTGATAACACAGGTATCCCTCCTACAAAAAACAGATTATCCAACAGGCTTCAATAAGTATTCAAGTAACTTGTCTTATTTAGATTATTATAAAACATTAGCAAGTTAAATCACAAGAAAAAAATTCCAATCAAGATATAACTTCATATTCTTGACTGGAATTATTGTTACTGCTCTTGTATTTCTACATCAATCTCTACACATGATTTTAATTCAATCGTTACCTTATCTTCATACACAGTTATTTTCTCTATCAACTTTCTAACCAACTGTTCATCATATTCTTCCATCTTGTATTCCTGTTCGCTCAGGAATTCTTCCATTATTGCAATACTCTGCCTTTTACCATGCCGTTCAGCATTGTCCGCCAGACTATTCTGCTTAAGCTCACGTAACCGGTAAATTTCATCTGCAACTGTATTATAGTCAGATTTTGATATTGCAAGCTGGAGGATTTCCTGTTGTAGTTCTTCCAGCCTTTTGTCAATTTCAGCAGTATTATTATCATATTCCTCATTCAGAGCCGTGGCAATGTTCTTCTGCAGGATTGACAAGAACTCGTCTCTGCTACCAATGACTTTATTGATTGCCTTTATCACAGCCTTATGTAGTGTTTCTTCATTTATAGTCGGCGAAGAACAGTCTGAGCCTTTCTCCTCAAGCCTACTGACGCACCGCCAAACAATTGATTTACAACCCCTGTTGTTCCAATGCACTCTCCGGTATATTTCTCCGCACCCACAGTAAACTATTCCTGACAAAGCGTATTTCCCACTATATATTCGTTTTTTACCAGCTTTGCCTGAATGCAGGTTTGCCCTCCGAGCTATCTCCTCTTGTACCTGCATGAAGATTTCACGCGGTATGATGGGGTCATGGTTGTTTTCTACATAGTATTGTGGAACTATACCATTGTTGGCCACACGTCTTTTGGAGAGGAAATCCACCGTATATGTCTTTTGAAGCAAGGCGTCTCCTATATATTTTTCATTCTGTAATATTTTTCTTAACGTTTCCTGTCGCCACTTACTTTTGTTTGCTGCAGTAAGTATCTCATCTGCTTCCAATCCCCTAGCAATCTGCAGCAGGCTTGCTCCTTCAAGGTATTCCAAATAAATACGCTTTACAACTTCTGCTTCCACCGGTTCAATTATAAGTCGCTTATTTTCATCCTTGGTATACCCTAAGAAACGATTGTGATTAATCTGTATTTCACCCTGCTGATATCGGTATTGTATACCTAACTTCACATTTTGACTAAGCGACTGACTCTCCTGTTGAGCAAGGGATGCCATGATGGTAAGCATAACCTCCCCCTTAGAGTCCATGCTATTAATATTCTCCTTTTCAAAAAACACGGGGATGTTCTTATCTTTCAGCTGTCGTATGTATTTAAGACAATCCAAGGTATTTCTTGCAAAACGGCTAATTGACTTAGTTATTATCATGTCAATTTTACCTGACATACAGTCTTCAATCATACGGTTGAATTCATCACGTTTCTTGGTATTGGTTCCTGAAATACCGTCATCCGCATAGATACCCGCAAGTTCCCATTCTTGGTTTCCTTGAATATAGTTTGTATAATGTTCTATCTGAACTTCATAACTGGTAGCCTGCTCTTCACTATCTGTAGAAACGCGGCAGTAGGCTGCTACCCTAAGTTTAGGCTTTTCTTCCATTTGAATATTGTTGCCAACACGAATTCGTGCCGGTATAACTCTAACACTTTTACTCTGCATCCTCTGCCACCTCACATACTATCAAACTAAAAGCATACTCCGCTTGCATATAAGGATTTTCATACAATTGTTTAGGAACAGGCATTTTGAAACATATTTTAGTTGCTACTCCCCTCATATCATCAGATTCCCTTATTCTGCCCAGCATCTTTGCACGCCTCATCCTTTCATCTTCAGTCTTATGAAAAGTATCCTCATCTATCAGCGGAGGATAGAAGCCGTCACCATAGTATCGTCTATTTCTCAACATTTTACCTATGGAAGGGTGCGGTTTACATATTCCCGTTTCTTTAGCAACCTCAGCCAAAGAAAGTCCTGAGAGATAAAAATTGAACATTTTCTTAATCTGCTCTGCTTCTTTCTCAATGATCATTGCTTTTCCATTCTTAATCTCATAACCAAATGGAGTATGACTCACTTACCGCACCAACCTTTCTTTTAATGTAATATTACATTTCATTTTAAATCCAATCTCTTCCTGAGAGTGAACGATAATTTTATCAACAAAGCGTTCAAAGATCTCTTCATCAAAGTGATTAATATAGGCAGCTTTTGAAGTCCATTTGAGAAGCTGTTCCACTTCCGTAAGAACTGTCATTTCTCCGTTTATGGAATGTGATAAAGCTTTTTTCTGCTCCATAAGCGTGGCAGCTTCTTTTTTTAGCTCATTACTCTGTGAAACAAACAATGTCTGCTCAAGATATCCTTTGGCCATGAGTGTTGTCAGAATGCGGTTACGTTCCAAATTTTCCTCCAGCTTTACTTCCAATTCCTGTATTTGCACTACATTCTCCAAATAGTCTGTTTCTTTTAGGCTCTGCAAAAGTGGTTTCAAAATGTTTTTATGGCCGTAAATTAGCTTGTTTATCATAATGACGAATGCCCTGTGAATGTCTTCTTCCCGTATAAACTTCATGGAACATTGACAAATATCCTCAATATGCTTTGAACAGCACCATGCTGCATATTCACTTTTACTGCTGCTATAATGGATCCTGCGTTTAAAAGAGCTGCCACATTCAGAACATATTATCTTTCCTGACAAAGAATAGCGCTTCTGATATTTATTACTTCCCTTCTCTATGTTTTTCTCTTCTCTGCGCTGATTTAACATTTTTTTTACCGTCTGGAATATCTCATGGCTTATGATTGCTTCATGGTTATTCTTGACTAGGTACTGCTCCTTTTCCCCATGGTTTCTGTGCCGTTTGAAATTCTCATCAGTATATTTTTTTTGATATAGTGCATCCCCAACATACTTCTCATTGGTTAGAATACCGTTAATCGTACTAGCATTCCATTGTTTTCCTTTTCTTGGTGGTATGCTTTCTGCATTCAGATCTTTGGCTATTTTTGCTGTTCCTTTTCCTTCAAGCATTTCAGAAAACATACGTTTTACAATCGTTGCCTGCTCCTCATTTACCACCATGCAGCCATTTTTATTTTCATAACCATACGGTGGACAGGACATTTTATATGTCCCATTCTGGAACCGCTTCTGGATCGACCATTTATTGTTACTAGATATCGAAACGGATTCATTCTCCGCCAGGCTGCTTAGGATAGTCAGCATTAATTCTCCATCCATTGATTTGGTATTGATGTTTTCCTTTTCAAAATAAATGAATATACCAAGATTAGTCAACTTGCGTACCAGTTCGAGACAATCCATTGTATTTCTTGCAAAACGGCTTATGGACTTTGTTATAATTAAATCAATCTTCCTGCTTTCACAATCAGATATCAGCCTAGTCAGTTCCGCACGCTTTTCTTTCTTCGTACCCGTTATTCCCTCATCATAATAAATCCCTACATACTCCCAGTCTGAATTTGCTTTTATGTAAGTTTCGTAATGATCTCTCTGCGCTTTTAGGCTGATCAATTGTTCATCTGAATCCGTGGAAACACGGCAATAAGCTGCAACCCTAAGCTTTGGTTTTAGCATGATGGGGTCAGTTGATATTTTCCTTACTATTCTCACCGTTTCACCTCCCTTTCGGTATGTGACATATTACCTCTAAATGCCGTGTTTATCAAGGAATTCAAGACATTAATGAGGTATATAAAGGTGAGAAAGACTGCCGGTTCAGGTGGTCAATTTTGTGGAATTCTTCCTGGGTAATTAAACCCTCATCCAGCATTTTATGAAGAATTTTTACGGATTGTATATAATCATATTCCCTCTGGAGTTCCTCAGTTATTAGTGGCTTTCGTTCTAAAATTGGCTTTGTTGTTGGCTTTTCAATAATTTTTATTATTTGCATATTAGAACCTCCATTCCTTTTCTTCACTGGATAGCCATGGGAGGAAATGGATGTGAGGTTTTTGCTAAAATAGTAACTAAATAATTAATTGAAGGTCGAATTAAAAATAATATGGTAAAATTATGTAACGTGGTTTATAATATTTTACAAATGAGTTCTTATTAAAAAACAAAGAATCAAATGAATGTAAAGGCTAGTATGATTTTTTGGCTACATATTATAGAAAGGCGGAGAGACAAATGACAAATATTGCGAAGGATCCAGTGGTAGTTGTTACAATTTCTAAAATAGATAGGCAGATTTTGAATATTGATAAAGTTATCTGCCGTCACATAGACAACCTCGGTGTTTCGACACGAGGTGTTATTTCGCAGGACATTCTATCTCAACTGCGTAACTTTGTAGAGCATATAATGTTGAAATTCTATGCCAACGGCCGAGACATCGAAAACAGTTATGAAAACATCTGTAAAGCAATTGTTTTCGTTAAATCACGGGGTGATTTAAAAGTGCTATTACGGTTTCACGATTATTTACAAATTGTGGCTTCGCATTATACGCTTGATGAGGAAAATTCTGAACGGTTAATGCTAAAATATTATGAATACCTTTTGAAAATTAAAAACCTATTATACGAGAGGTATTCTATAAAAGTCCTTGGTAACCTCGATAAGTTCCCTCTGAGTACTGATTCCAACTTACAGGAGTACTATGAAAAGATTGCCAATAAAATAAAACGGTATAATAAACAGGGTGTTGGAAAAGCTGAGAAATATTATATTCAAAAGATTAAGCCATTCTTTGTCAATCAACGAATTTATTATGAAGTGACTTTCACACCCGCAAATGATTATGCGAGCAAATTTAATCGAGTTATCGCATTCACAAGTTTGGAAATAACAGACAATTATGCTGTTAAATTTGCCTTAACTCGTGATAGCATTGAAATCCTTGGCAAGACTATGCCTATTATTGTAATTGTGGATTGGGAAGTGGCAATTCGAGATTGCGAGTTTAAGAATTTCACAAGTATTATAAGAGGTAAAGCCGTTACAACGGGATACACCGAACAACAAGGTATCTCGCAGTTTCTAACTTCAACAGGATTTAATTTAACAGAACTCATTGATTTCTCTGATAGTGAATTTCAAAAGGTTAAGCAAAAAGTGACAGAACGAGCTAAGGTAATTGTGTTTTTTAATGACCTAGAGCGTTGTCGTGCTTTAATGAGAGTTAATGGTGCTGGTAGTAATCTCCTACGGTATTTGCTTTACCATATGAATAATAAAGTTATTAAGAACCAGCAGCAAAATTATGCGAACGATAATTTATCTGGGCTTTATGTAAAAAATGGTTGTATCCCATTCGATAGTATGCCCTTTAATTCCTCGCCAATAGAACATAACCCGAGACTTGGCGATTTGTTCGCTTGTATTGATGCCACTGATCGACAACACGAAATTCTTGCCCGATTGGTTAGGAACAACACCGAAATAAAAGGACAACTTTTTACGCCTATAAAAGATATTGTTGGGTTTGGAGATATAGACCCACTTATAAGGACCTATAACAAAGCTCTATGGTATGGACATCGAGAAAACAGTAAATTAGTGATTGAAAACAACCATATCTTCATTAACGGCTATAAAAATGATACCTGTTACATTATTACTGAATTTAATAAATTAGTAAAAAACGGAGTCCAGAACTATTCAAACTCGGTTAAAGCGTGGTTGAGTGAACCTAACAATGGTGTTGATTGTGAAGAGAAAAAAGTGGCCTTAACCCATATGTTCGAAAACTCTAGAGTTGCTTTAGTATATGGCTCAGCTGGCACAGGAAAGTCTACGCTCATAAATCACATTTCACATTTCTTTGCGGATAAGAAAAAATTATTTTTAGCACAAACCAACCCCGCTGTAGAAAATATGAAACGACGAGTGACAGCTTCAAACTGCACTTTTTCAACGATTACAAAGTTTCTAAAAAGAAAAAATGTCATTACTGAATATGACCTAGTTATCATAGACGAGTGCAGTACTGTGAACAATCGTGATATGAGAGATATTCTTATCAAAGCTACATATACATTGTTGGTTTTAGTAGGCGATTCATATCAAATAGCCTCCATCCGGTTTGGCAACTGGTTTAGCGTTGCTCGTGCATTTGTTCCCCAAACGTCAGTGTTTGATTTAACTAAGCCTTATCGGAGTAGCAAAGCAGGTTTACTTACATTATGGGACAGAGTACGAAAGATGGATGATACCATTCTTGAACTTATTACAAGACAAGGATATTCCTCCAGATTGGATGATTCCATTTTTTCATCTGCTTCTGCAGATGAAATTATTCTTTGTCTTAACTATGATGGGCTATATGGAATTAACAACATTAATCGTTTCTTGCAAGAGAGCAATCCAAATTTAGCCGTCCACTGGGGAATTCAACAGTATAAGGTTAATGATCCAATTTTATTTAATGAATCCGACCGTTTCGCACCAGTTATTTACAATAATATGAAAGGACGCATTGTAAGGATAACAATTCTTGATAGTGAAAAACCTACTGAGCGCATACAGTTTGATATAGAACTTGATAAGGTAATCAATGGAATAGATGCCCTAGGTCAAGATTTCGAACTACTAGATAGTACTCAGAGAGGAAACTCAGTTGTTCGTTTTTGTGTCAACAAACTAAAAAATGCCGATGAAGATGATGATGGTGCTTCAAAGGCAACTGTTCCGTTTCAAGTTGCCTATGCTGTTTCTATTCATAAAGCGCAAGGTCTAGAATACAACTCTGTCAAAATCGTAATAACAGACGAAATCGACGAGTTAATCACACACAATATCTTTTATACGGCTATTACGCGAGCGCGGGAAAAACTAAACATTTATTGGACCCCTGAGGTTGAACAGAAAGTTCTGAGCAGTATTAAGCCACAAAACAATGGAAAAGACGTGGCTTTACTAAGGAGTTACATCCAAAAGCAATGAGACAGGCAAGTAAAATTATCTGTTTCCCCTAATTATTTAAAATAAATAACCGTAAGAGATATTTGAGAATATTCAGAGAAGATAAAAGATATGGAGGTTCTAGGATGAAATATTTTTGTGGTTCTATCAATCCAAAAGGTGAGTGGGATATTTTTAATTTTAATATTGGAGAAAAAGACAGTTTTTATGCTCACTCTAAAATGGTCCCAGGTGATATTATCGTTCTTGTTGTTGGCAAGCAAGAACCCAACGTATTAAGCGGTGCTTATTCGATTCTTAAATGTGTTAGTGACATATATAAGGAAGAAGAAAATGGTAAAATCAGAAATAGAATTAATGCAGTCTGCCTATATCATAGCGGTTCGATTCCTTTTATTACACGAGAAAAATTAGAGTATTACATTCATTTTCCAATACGAGTTCCAATTCAAGTAAAAAGAAATATAGAAAAATTCTCTATATTATTGGATGAATATTTGTAATAATATTTGAATTTTCATAATGTTTATTAATTTTAAATATCCAACCTCTTTATTTATGAGGCAAAAATAAAAGGCCCACAGTTATATGATATACTTAACAATACTCTGGGCCTTTCACGTAGTGACTTTACTCTTGTTTGATATAACCGTCAAACCCTGCTGACTTCAATTTCTTTACCATCGTTTCTGCTCTGTTCTTAGAAGAAAATATGCCGACCTGAACACGGTATTTCATATCACTCTCTCCCTCCGCATTCTTCTTCTCCTCTTCGGCTTTCAGTCCTGCCTTGACTGCCGCCCTAAAGGAATTCATACTCTCTCCAAACTTCGGAAACCAGTGCATCACATCCGCATGGTTACTGGCGATACCAAGTTTATACCCTTCACTGTGGCAGATAATATTCTCTTCAGTCAAACCATAAGCCTTGCAAAGATACACGCAAAGCTCCACAGCCTCCTTAAACACCTTACGGAAATATGCTTCATTTGTTAAGTTATCCTCGCAGATTTCAAAACTGATATGTGTATCATTCCCGGATCCTTTCTTCCCGCTGCCGCAATGCCAAGAACGGTAGTTCCAAGGCAATGTCTGATAGGTGGCAATGGTACCATCAGACAGCTTCCCGATAAAGGCATGGACGCAGACCTGCTTACCACCCGGTTTATACTGATTCCAGTGGTTGCCGGATAGGTTTACGCCCAGCTTTCCGTCATCTGGACCCACATATCGGTAGAGGAACGGGTTATTCGTCCCGGTTGAGTGAACCATAATACCCCTTGGCTTAATCGTTCTGCTTGCTTTGAAGCAGGCATTATTCGTAAGTATTAGCTTATGCAAATTCATTCCGGATCACCTCACTGTTCAAAAGGAGTAGTTGTCGCAAGTGCGACAGGATACAAATGGTAGGTAAATTTCAGATCACAGTAAGCAGTCGACGATGTGCCATTGCTACCCATACGGATGTACATTCCGTAACCTGTTGGGATTCTACTCTGCCGCATTTCAATATGAACATGCTGAGATTCAGTAGTGCTATCTGCCCCGACAGGAGTACTCCGTGAAATTCTGGTGAAAGTTACTTCGTCGTTAGATATATATAAGTCCAATTCTTTCTCACTCGTATCTGATTGACGGCAAAGAGTCAACAGATGACAGTCATAAGTAGTCTCCGGATAAAGCGTTCCGCCCTGTCCGCCAATTACCACGCTGCCAATAGGGAGAACCGTGTGCAGAGGTCCACGAACGCTATTGGTGCCGCCCGAGCCAGAAACATTGCCCGACATGACATATCTTAAGTAGCTTGCTCTGGTAAATGCATTGATGGTTGCTGTAGCAGTAGCCGTTAATATCAATGCGGTTATTATATTTTCTGCTCTTTCCAATACGAACAAACTCTCGCCGGAAGCAACGAAAACATCACCGATGGAAAATATTTGACTCGTCCAGTATGATGTACAGGTTGGATTCGGATTAGTACCAACCCCATAGGCAATATTTGATGCATCCTGGCTACCTCTGGTAGCTTCAGCAAGTTTCTTGATACTTCCGCGAAGAGTGCCTTGAATCCGTATCTGCACATTGTTTGCAGCCGGACTTCCCAAGGATGTAACAAACGTATAAGTCACTGTACCAACTACTACGTTATTACCATTTGCAATGTTCGTGAATGTGATGGATGCTCTTCTGCTTGCCATATCTGGTGCGGTCGCTGTTTCTATCGGATGCCAATGGTTAAGTAAAATTCCTGTCCGCATAAACAGCATGCTATGCGTATCATTGACCATATCATACGTATTGTTAAGTAGATCATAGTTATCATTTAACAGGTTATAGGTAAGAGTAAGCATACTATATACATCATTCACATCAAGCGCGGCTAAGGCTGAAAGCACCTGGTTCAGCCACTCCTGTGCAGGAGGTTCCGGTGGTGTGACAATACCATCTGCAAGAGCCTCCTCAACAATGGTAAATATCCGAGCACTTTTCCCGACCACTTCCCCATAAGTAACCCTGATCTCCAACCGACCGACTCCAACGACCGATGTGTCTGTCGCGCTTGGTGACCATGTCAGAACTCCGGTATTGTAGTTCGTGACTACAGGATAGGCAATGCCATCGGGTCTTTTATATATTGCATTCAGGGCAGCTGATGGGTATTTATCTTCCAGTAAGCTGGATACATCAAACTCGATGTTTCGATAATTATTCTCCCCTCGCCGCCCGATGAATACCGTTACTGCTTTTGTTAAGTCAATCATACTCATCCCTCCGGTGAAGATGGTCCATTGTCATCACGTCCATGCAATTGCTTTAGTATATCCTTAAGCTTTTCTGGGATAGGCAGTCCGATATGTGCAGCATTTTCCAGAATTGAAATACCCTCATTACTTAAGTAGAAGAAAATCACCGCCGTACGAAGCACACTGCCATTCGGGTTACCCGCTGAACCCAAAATATACGTGTCGAGTATGTGTCCTACTCCTACCAGTGCAAATATAAGAATCTTTTTAAAGATGCCTTTGGCTCCGATTTTACTACAAAGATTCTTATCAATAATGGCACAAAGCACACCTGTTATATAATCGATCACAACAAAAGCAATAAGCGCAAATAGGAATCCATCTAAGCCGCCAAGAAACCATCCCATGAACGCACCGGTTGCCACAAGAGCTGTCTGTATCCAGTTCCATATCACTTTCATAATCCAAACCTCCAATCTTTTTTGCTAACAGAAAAGCGCCCTGCAATATAAGAGCGCTTGGAATTAAGTATGGCGTTACATCGTAAGAAGCAAGTTTTGTATTTGCTGTACCACATCCGCTTTTGGTCTGCCAGTACCAATAGGTAGCCATGTCACTGGCGGTATGTCAAAGGTTGAAGAAGTATCAAAACTGTTTATCATCGTGATAACCGGTTCAAGTGCAGCACGCACCTCCATGACATGATATGGCCAGTCTCTTATGGTAGTCTTTGTTGCGGCGATTTCATCGTCCCATGATACGGTTGCCATACCATAATATTGGCGGATGGTATTTACCGCTGTACGAAGTGCCAGAATATGCATTGCCTTAACATGGGTTACATTAGCCGTAATCGTCTCAAAAGGAGAAGTCAGAACGTTAAATGTTCTGATAACCTCCGTACTTGGAGATAACAAATCACTGTCCAAACATCGGAAGGTCACGGTATGACTCCCTGCAGCCAGGGTTGAAGCCTGATACACTGTTTTAGTACTGTCACCGAGATAACCACTTGTGGAGAACATCTCCGAATCATCCACACTGTTATGCCATACGCCTGTGTCAATCTTTACTTCTACAATCTGCGTCCGACCATCCGGTTCCATGCCTGTTGTTATCATGAAACGTGGTGTTGTGTTATAAATAGATCTACCTGATACCGGACTGCTTATAATTGGTGCAGTAGGCGGGCTGTTCTTTGTGACAGTGTTACTGACCACATAGGAAGATACTGCATCAAGCGTATCAGTAACACTTAAGCGATATCTCGTTGATGTACCAGGAGTCTGGGAAGCTTCCGCCGTATAGTTTCCGTAAGTCTCACTTGATACAATGATTGCAAGCGTTTCGTAGGAAGACCATGTCGGGTTACCCATGCTGGATGTGCTGCGCTGAAGTAGGTACTGCTTGATTGGACTAGTACCCACTACAACACCACTCCAAGATATAGTTACCGACTGCGACTCATATAAAGTTGGAGTTGCTGAGAAACTGATAGGCGGTGTCGGCAAGATATTCTTACGAACACTATTGTAGGAGAGCTTCCAAACGGAATAATAAGTACTTCCAGCAGATCCCAAGGTACGTATCTGATATCTTCGGTAATTTCCTCTCGTAGATGGTGGTGATACGCTTAAACTTCCATCTGGTAAGGAAGATGATAAGGAAGTCAGCACTGTCCATGCATCCCAAGTGCTGTTATCAATGGAATCACTGTACTGTATCTCATAACCCGTAATCACATTTCCTGCTCCGGCAACTGCACCATTCCAGGAAAGAGTTAGATTTCCTTCTGCAATCGTAGCGTTTAGTGCAAATGTTGATGGCTCGGCACAAGCAGTAATGTTGCAGTAAATGCTGTTACTAATTTTTTCCGCAGAATAAGCATTCAGTGCATCAATCGTCCAGATACCAAACTGTGTATAAGTTCCCGAAATATTTGAAACTGTCGGATGATAACTACCACCACTGGTATTCAAAATAAGCGTTGTAAGTTCTGACCAGCTACTCCAAGTACTGTTATCAGTTGAGGTTCGGCTTGAAATCCAGTATCCCTTAATTGCACTTGTTCCTGCCACTGCCCCAGACCATGTCAGCGTGATTGTTTCATTACTGTGTATTTCTGGTAAAGCAACCGCTGTACTTGGAGCTGAAGGAAGGGTATTTTTCCGGACAGAGTTGGTGGAAACCTTCCATGCAGAATAATACGAACTGCCAGCACTACCACGCGTTCGAATGCGAAACCTACGAAAATTTCCTCTCGTAGTGGGCGGAGCAACCGACAAGCTTCCACTGGTAGTGGATGTAGTCACAGTCGTTAATGCCGTCCAACTTCCCCAAGTGGAATTGTCTGTTGAATCACTATACTGAATTTCATAAGAGGTTATCGCATTGTTGGTGCCTGCCGTTGCACCACTCCATGATAAGGTTACATTGCTTTCTGCGAGGGTACTACTTAACGAGCAAAAAGTTGGTGCACCAGCTGTAGTCGTTCGGCTTGCCCATGCCACGGTTAGAATCACTTCGGTCAGATCATTTCTTCCGGTAAAAGACATATAATTTGTGGTACTGGAACCGCCATCCATAAAAATACAGTTACTCGCACCACTTCCAATGGAATTAATCAGCGCAGTTGCTATGTTAAAAGTTTTCTCACCAAGCCCTGCCAAAACCGTATAATTGTAACCAGAAGTCACTTTGCTAGGACGTGATGTAACAACATCTGTAGAGGAACTAACTGGCGGGATATCAGTTTGATTTCCAGCATATAACGTCATCGTTCGGTCACTTCCCCAAGAACCTCCCGCTACACGTGTAAGAGTAAGAGTGGCACTGGTTGGATAATAGTCTGCATATTGATCTCGAATGGTGGTGAGATTAAAAATCATAACACCTACACATTCTCCATATGGTTCGTAAACACCTTGCCTGATATTATCCGTAGTCGACGGAATGTATTTTCCATTACGCCAAGTACAGGCATTGATTGCTTGATAAGTTGCCATATCAATTCACCTCACTCATATACTGCTGTTACCAGCGAATTCACGATTCCACAAAGGGAAGAATTTAGCCTTATGTCGGTGATATTTCCTGTAGTTATTGATGTAGCCGCTTGTGGTACTAGAATTTCTGCAAGACATAATTCATATACCTCTGCATTACGTGTCAGTGTTGGAGCAGTAGGCGTTGCTGCCGCTGTTCCTGTCAGTACCACAGCTGTGATACTTCGGTTAAGAAGACTCCACCGGATTACAATCCGGTCAATTCTTGGATAGGAACCGTTAGCAGTTGTCAGTGTCTTGTTCAGTGCTTCCGTATTCTCATATCGGTAGCCGTTAATCCATGCACTTCCTGCCGCAATACTGACGGTCATTCCTGTTGTTGGTGTTACTTGCAAATTTGTATTATTTAAATAAAAGATACCATTAGAAACCAGACTTCCGAAATATGCTGCAAAGTCGGTAGCATTGTAAATTCTGTCGCCACTGGAAGAATTAAAAAAACCACTCTTTTCCACCTCTGATACCCTCCTTTCTCATCATTTTGCAGTACTTGTTTCGAATGTATCAACTTACAAACCATGTAGCATTAAACGTCAGCCACTCTGTTCCTGCAATGCTTGTTGCATAGGCATTTGTTCCATATCTGCTACAGGAGCACACACCTGCGTTAGTTATCTGTAACAGCCAGGTATTAATTCCTGATCCCTGACATCTTACCGTAACATACCCTGACATGGGTCTATACGCGCTAGGCAAGGTGTAGAAGCTTAAGTTTGTTGCAGAATTTATAGCAGCTCCTGCAGCAGGTAGCAAAGCTCCATGAAAATGAACCGTTTTCCCTACTTTTCTTAATCTTGGGCGTTGAGCAGTAGAATAAATCGTAAAACTGTTTTCCAAATCTGTGTCCGATAATTCAATATACCCTGTATCCCCACCATAAATAATGCCCGTAGTAGAGTCACCATTAACACATACTGCCCCTCCCTCAAGGTTGAGATACATAGGGGAAGCTGAACCATTATTTCGGGCTTGTATTTCGTTTGCATCGAAAACCATGTTCGCACTGGTGGAAGTGCCAATCTGTAATGGATTATCCGTTGATGTAAGGCTGACATCACGGTTTGGTAGCTGTAACTTATAAAATGCACCATCCTCACTGTAGGTAGCCGTTTTTACCACCCCATTATCAACAGCTGATACTGTGAATGTCTGACCACCATATGAGAAGGTAGATGATACCGCTGGAAGATTTGCCACAAGAATTAGTGCCCCGTTTGCGGGATCAGAAATCAGATTTCCTGATTCACTGAATGCATACAAACCATTCAAATAAGCAGTTCCGTAATCCGATAGCCAGATATAGATATCCCATATTGTCTTGGTGGAACTTGCTGATTTTACAATCTTTATATCTGTTGAAAGAAAAGGACTTTTATCCCTTGTATAGGACTGCACAAAGGACTGTATGGACATTGTTGCAAAGGAGGACGTCGAATAAACATAACCTTCTATCGTACCTGACTTTGGAGTTGTCCCCGTCCCAAAGTAATCAAACTTAAAAGCAATACGGTTATAAGAACCATTAACCACCACTCTTGTTGCATGAAAGTATTTTGCTTGAGTAGGGTCATTCCCTCCGGCAGTTGAGGTATTCACAGCCAACTTTGCAGAGCTTATCATGACACCGCTTAAAAACCTCTGTAAATCAGCCCAGCTATTTTCATCCACCAGCAAATCCGAAATACCCGCCGGAGCACCAAGAGCCGTCCTTACCTGACTAAAATCAGATTTAATCTTCTGTGTTATCGTAAGTTCTGCTTTTCCAAAGGTAACACTGATGCTCTGTCCGTCCCTGTCACAGCTTTCGTCTATCTCCACAATGCGAGTGGTCATGGATATACCCCACTTTTTCGAGATAACTTGTACTGTCTGACCAAGATCATAATCCGTTTTATAAATTAAATTCCCATGGTTATTTACGGTAACATCAAAAGACTGCGCTGTGGCAAGTTCCGCAAGCCTTGTCTGCCCCCGATAGGTTAAAGTGTCCGTATAATCGGAAGGAAAATCTGCAGAGCGAAGATCCTTTGCATCTATAAAGGCTTCTCTTCGATTTTCTCCAGTACCATTTGTGATATATGCAAAGATACGGTCTGCATCGCTCTCCCCTTCTCCTCCTATTTTGGCGGTATTTACATACCCTACTGTATTTTTTGTAAAGGTCTGATCAAGTAGGTTCTCATATTCCTTTGAAAATACAGCCTGAGAAGACTCTCCGATATAAAGTGTTACCGTAAGGTGCCCCGATGATGGTTCAAATACAGTTTTGATACCTACGGATGATGCATCACAAAGTTCTAGTATTTCATCCAGAAGGTTGTTATAGGAAACCTGTTTTTTCACTGGTTTACTTAAAGATGATGATGAAAAGCTTAGGTTAGTAATCTTACGATTAGTGTCTGTAGGTGATATGACATTATGGTTTATTAGCTGTCCGATACAGGCTGAAAGATCACCGCTTAGGGTTTCCGTATTCCAAATGATACGCCTACTTAGTAGTGCAGTGGCAAACCTCCCACTAACCGTGATGCTCTCACTATCAGTCTGCGACAGCTGCAGATATTCGATTAACCCTACTTCCTCATCGTCATTTTTCCAGATATAATTTCCTTCCTGAAGAAGGGTTGCGTTCTCGGAAGATGCATTTGCTTTTAGTTCAAAGGAACCGCACTGAGAGTATCGTCTGGTCCATCTTAGATACTCAAAGGATTCCACAACTCCGATTAAGGCACGGTTCTGATTAAATACATATAGTTCCATAAGCTACACCCCCAGAAACTGTGGACGATAATAAATACTGACATCAAGTAGTTCAAGATTAGCTGATGCATCATAACGAAGGTTGTTTATTCCAGGTGCGAGCTGAAAAAAATCCGAATCGGTATCCAACAGATAAAAGGCATTGCTCTGTGTAGTACCGATGATGCTTATCACCCGTTTTCCTGCAAAGTGTGTATATATGTGAAATTCATCCCCTGAACTCATCGTGGTGAGAATTTTTACATACTCTCCGGTATCTAAATACAGAAGCTCCGGATTTGTAACAGAGCCAAGTGCCTTGAATACAATCTCACAACCACAAGGTACATCACCGATGTTATCCAATGCAATAATCTGACTTGGCTGTCTTGCTCCAAATTCCATACCACTCACTGGTATCTCTAAATCAAACTCAAGCATTGCATCCCAAGAGGCAAGCTCCTGTCTCACCTCTTCGAGCAATTCAAAGAAAGGTGAAGGACAAAGTAAACTTAAGAAAAACTTTGGTATTCTCTCTCTTACAGATACAATCAGTGTTACTTCCTCCACAATGCAAGAAATCTGCCTATCACGATAGCATAAGATCCCCGACTTCTTTGGACTGAAAAAGCGAAGGAATTCTTTTCGTAGCTCATAGGCTTTACTTGCATCTTCTGCTACAATCGTTCCCTCTAATGTGATGTTTCGCATATCCAGGGTGGAAGATACGAAAAAAGCACCATCTTGCTCCGGTGCTTTGAAGGTATTGATAATGTTTCGGATACTTCCCGTTCCATCCATCTTTTCTAAAAAATAGGGTTTTGCTTGCTTTATCGTAAGACTTTCTCCATTGGAATTAATATAGGTTATTTCCACAAGAGCCCTCCTTCCTAATATGACATGGCTAACTTCTGTGATAGGTTCTTGAACTCTCTTGCCAGTTCCTTTTCAGAGAGAGCCTTAGGTGTCACAACAGAAAGATTTTGTGTGATGTTTGTACCGGTAGGTGCAATTCCCCCTTGTCTGGCTTGACTGCTGTAATTTAAATCAAGGTTAGTTGGAATCGCATTTTGCATATCTCTCGCAACATCTGCCATAGCAGCTTCAAATCCCACACCAATTCCTTCACCCATGTTATGACCTAGTCCTGCAAACAGAGTGGATGGTGAATGGATACCAAAAAAGTCTTTAATACTTGATACCACACCTCCAAAAAAGCCGGAGATTTTTTCTCGTAACCATCCTCCTGCATCCGAAATACCATTCCATAAACCATGAATCAAATCGGTTCCTACCTGCTTTATATCTTCAAGCGAATCCGTAAAACCTTTTACAATCCCCTCGATAATCTGTGGTACTGCTTTGACTATTTCTACAATAATGGTAGGTAAATTTTCAATGAGTGCAACAAAGAGTTGAACTCCAGCTAAGATTATCTTATCGATATTACTTACAACGGCACTCACCAGAGAGCCAACGATTTGTGGAATTGCTGGCACAATCGTTGCAATGATCGTAGGTAGTGCTTGAATGAGGGCTACTAATAACTTGATACCTGCGTCAATAATAATTGGAATAGACTTAATCACTGCAGTGATAATACTATTCACAATTTTAGGAATGGCCGGAACAATCGCCGTTATAATGGTAGGTAGTGCGGTCACCAAGGAAGTCAGTAATTGAATACCTGCATCAATAATCAGAGGAATGGACTCCACAAGAAAATTTACAAGCGCTGTAATAATAGCAGGCAAAGCAGAAACAAGCTGAGGAATTGCATCAAGTAGTCCTTGTGCCAAACCAAGAATCAGCTGTAAGGCTGCCTCCAGGAGCATAGGCAGGTTATCTACCAAACCTTGTACGATGGTTGTAATTGCACCTACTGCCACTGGTATAAGCTGTGGCAAAGTCTCACCGATGCCACTCACAAGAGCCGTCACAAGTTGCACCGCTGCATCAATGAGAAGAGGTAGGCTTTCAATCAAAGCACCAACGATTGTCATCACTGCGTCAACAACGGCTGGGATAAGTTCTGGAAGTAGACTTAAAATAGTTTGCAATACCTGTGTGAACAGTTCCGTTACAGTTTCAAGTAGCATTGGCAAGAGTTCACCTACCGCTTGTAAAATTGCTCCTGTAGCCTGTGGTAGGGCTTTCACGATATTCTCAAGCACAGGCACGATATTTTTTACCACGACCTGAAAGGCATCCACAAGATTTTCTGTCAGGTTTGTCATATCAGCATCTGCGTTTCCAAGTCCCGCTGTAAAGCTACCGACTGCGGCTTGCAGAAGACCAATAGAGCCTGTGACAGTTTGTGTTGCCTCACGGGCGAAGTTTCCTGCATATTGCTCCGTGTTCTCAAAGAACATCTGCATGGCAACTTCTGCTTTTTCCGCTTGCGTTGCAGTATTCCAGGTAAAATCCAATCCTTTAGCAAGTGCATAGGCTTCGATATTAGTAGCGTTCATGGCAACACCGAGATTATCCATCATGTCGAAATTTCCCTTTGCAGCACCTGTAACAGCCTCCATTGCCATAGACATATCAATACCCATGACGGATGCCATATCCGCAGCACGTTGCATTGCTTTTTTAGTGAGTTCCAGTGATTTTTGTTGTTCAATGCCACTACCTTGAAACAATGCCCCCATTTTGTTGGCTGTGGCGAGATATTGGCTTTGAGACACACCGAGGTTTTTATAAGCCTCCTCTCCAGACTTCTGAATGGAGCTAGCATACTTTCCAAATACAGCTTCACTGCCACCGAGGTTTTGCTCTAGTTCGCCAAATTGTTGAACGACATCTTTACCCAGTTTAATTGCCACAGCACCTATGGCAACAGTAACAGCACCCATTGCCACACCGATGCCTTTAAGGACTCCACCCATCTTTTCAAACTTACCACCGGACTTCTCAGCTTCATCACCTGTTGCTTTCAGTTCATCACCAAGCTCATCGATATTCTCAGTAGTCTCTGCAAGTTCACGCTCCATTCCGTTAAGTTCAGCCTGAGCCTTATTTAGCTGTATCTGCCAATTCTGTGTACGGCGGTCGTTTTCGCCAAAAGAGGAAGATGCATTGTCAAGTGCAGCCTTGAGGGTAGAGATTTTCTCCTTTTGTGCATCGATTTCTTTATTTAGAACTGCATTACGGGCGGTGAGTGCAGTAATGGATTTATCGTTTTTATCAAACTGACTAGTCACGAGTGTCATCTCACTACCTAGTACCTTAAAGGATTGGTTAATATCAGAGAGTGCCTTTTTAAACTCACGTTCCCCTTCAACACCAATTTTTAATCCAAAATTATCTGGCATGCCGCCTCACCTCCAAAAAAGGCATGAAAAAGGAGCAACCTTTTTGATTGCTCCAGATTAAACCTTATCTATTTTTTATACTACTTATTATGGTTACAATTGGAATTTGTAAGCGTTCCATTATGCTCTTAATTGTGTCTGTTCAAATATCCTTAAGCACAAATACGTAAGATAAGGTGAGGGTGTTTTCTTTTGTCCGAAATCTAAACCTTTATACTTTTGATATACCGCTTCTGGTGTAAAAAAACCATTTTCATCCTGTTTGTTTTGAATAAGTGAAAGCATTTCTTTGAAACGGGTGTCGTTTCTAACGCTTTCATATCTACTCAATACATCTGTCACACTTACAATGTCATACCATATGGCTGGTGCTTTCAATTTGCGGAAATCAGTTCCCATGTAAAACATATATGGATGCTTGTCTAAACTGCTTTCCCATAGGGAAAGTAATGTACTGGCAATATTCTTGGCAATGTCGCTGCATTGATATTCAGGAATATGGGACAGTAATCTTGCCATTATTAGCGTTGCATATGGGCAACAGTCTTCTTTTTTTCCTGGGCCTCTAAATTTCCCAAGATCAGAGGATACTGTACAAGGAAATCCATTCACTTTATAAAATGATACAAGATAATCAACACCAGCTTTAATATGTTTATCATAGTCAATACCAGCTTTTACAAGAGCTAGGAGCAATAATGGTGCATCGCATAAACACCAACTAAATGTATCTTCTCCACTGCCTCCAAAGTGCTTTGGAATATTAATAAGCGACTGGTACACACCATTTTCATCTTGATGTTTCATAATTTCATCCACTGCAATTTGGATCTCCGGAACAGTAGTGTCCAATCCAATATCCAATAGAAAATGAAGCTTGTGTATAGGCAAATCAGGATTTTTGTGATTAGTTACTAGAGTGCTATGAAAATCAGTAATATCGCGTAAGTACGATTGTATCAGTTCACAATCTAATGTTCGAATTTTTTGCTCAATTAAATTGTCTTTATTTTCATGTAAAAGATGAAGTTGGATGGCATACTTTAGCCAGTCATCACTCATGTCTAATAACTTCCTATATAGTAGCATACTATTCTCCCTGTTATAAAAATTCGGATTTATTCATACACCACAGTTCAAAACTGCTTAATAAATTCTGATTTGTAATCCTATCTCCTAAAAATCAGCATATCACATTTTGTATTATTTTTAAATGCCCAGCGGGATAATGTCATCAATCGTAATAATTTTCTTTGGCTTTTCCAACCTAAGGAACTGTTTATGGCATGCCCATAGGTCAAAAAACAAACCAATGGGTATAAGCCAGAATTCATCTGTGCTCATACCCATCTGCACTGTTCCATAATAATAAAGCCGGGTAAAGACTTCATTGTCCGTTACCCGACTTCCACGTTTTTTGTTGCAATGCCTTCTTCCTCACTTTCCACATTTCGCTTGGTACCTCGAAACATGGCTTCGGTAATCGCATTTTTATATGCTGCTAAATCAAGTGGAGAAGTCAGTAGTTCCACCTCTTCCTCAGTTAGCAAATCTTCTGGTGTATTCTTGTTTTTAAGGTTGTGGATTAGAATTGACTGATTAGCCAAAAGTGTCAAAAGCCACACAATCTCATCCAATGCCATTTCAAAATTCTCAGATTTCATTAGTTTTTCTCCGAGGTTCTCAAGACCTCCATATCGATTTGCTATAGCTTTTGTAGCACGCGTAGTTAATATCAGTTCAAACTCTTTATCACCAATCTTAATCGTGGCACTTCTATCATGATCCATTATTTTTTCCTCCCATTATGGTGCTGGTGTATAGACTGGTTCATAAACCTGTGTATACCAACCGGTGATAACAAGAGCTGGAACACCTGCATCCCCTTCGGTAACTTCTGCTTTCCATGGGTGTTTCCCATTACCATCTAATTTATTTCTTCGCATCACCGTTCCCTCAATGGTAGGTGTAGAAAAGGTGATGGATTCACCCTTCGTCTGTAAATTGGTCGCAGGGAGACCAAATTTCACGCGATAAAGCCAAAAATAACGGTACTTCCCATTGGCTTTCTTAGCGCGAAAACCGACTGCGACTGGTGCTCCCGTACTTTCACTGGCAGAGATCAATACTCCGTTATCATCTGCTGTTGCTCCGGTTAAATCCGAAGCTACTGACGTGCCAATATCGTCAATACCAAGAGAAAGTGTCCCATTGTTAAAATCCTTTACTACTTCAGCAGCACCATCATCTGCATATAGAATTGCTTCTACTAGTTCCACCGATAACTCAGCACTTATTGCTTTGGCTAATACTTTGGGAGTGCCATAAGTTTCTTCTCCTAAGGTATCTTCTGTAATTGATGCATAGTATAATTTATCAAGACCAATTGTTGCCATTTACTATTCCTCCAATCCGTAATATTTTTCTACATCTATCGCAACATGGTGATACCCCGTATCATTTTCGTACCCAAGGTAACGACGATCTGTCAACGTAAAGTCTAATTCAATCAGATCTCCCACAATTTGCGCAATGATTTGCTGATAGTTTCCTTTGGAAAACAAGGATATCCTTGCTTCCTGTACATCAAAATTGGGTTGGTTATCTGCAAAGTATCCAAAGGTATTTGCAATTGGTGTAATTACAACGTAGACGTCCGGCGCTGTATCACTAAATACCCCCGTTTCCACGGGAATTGGTAGGTTATTAAAATAACTGATAAGCTCTGTCAGAATACTCATATCTTCCCTATCTCCTCATCGAGTTTTGATACGATAGCTGCAACACAGGCACGCCGAGAAGCGGATTTTGCAGGTGCCAGGAATGGCTTTGCAGGCTGACCATGTTTCCCATACTCGATAATACTTGCTATTTTAGCATTGGAAACTCCATTGGAACGTGGCTCCGCAAAGCCTACCTTCACGTTATGATTGCTGTTCTTATCAATCATTGCTTTCGATAGTCCAAGCGATCTCTGGAGCTCTCCCGTGGCTTTTGAAGGATATTTTGTGTCACTACCAGTGACAGATCGAAGATTATCCTTAACCTTGTTTAGCACCACTTCTCCTCCCGCCTCTAGCGCTTTTGGAAGTATCTCATCCGTTTGATTTCCTAGTCTAGATACCTTTTGCAAAAAATCTTCTGGTAACTTTGCTTGCAACTTAGCCATTCTTATCACCTCACGGAAGGTTCCAACTTCTCTGCAAGAACCTCGATATACATTTTTCTGCCACGAACATCTTCCGCACTTAGGATACGAAATCTCTCTCCCATGCAGACAATGGTCATTTTCGTGGTTACTATTAATCTGGGAATCCTACGAAATCGAAAAAGAGCACTCGCATTTTGAAATACCGCTTGGTTTGCCCATCGCTCGCTACCATGACGCTCCTCTCGGTATGCCCGAACGGATGCCAATACCGTATCCGTCTGTGTTGCAAACCCCTCACTGTCTTTTTGGGTAACTGTGTGAACAATATCAATTGGTGTACTCATCTTTCCGAAGCTCATATCAAACACTCCATTCCCGATCCAGTCTCAAAAGCATATTAACTGTGTTCCATACCTGCTGACTCGCCTGCACGTTATCGGCAAAAAAGCCTGCTGTCGAGCCATCTCTGCTTTCATAGAAATGGCCAGACAGCATAATAACCGCCTGCTCGGTGGTGGGTGGCATCATATGAGTTTCGTACCAACTAGCAACAATGTGCTGGTAGCTTTCCGCATAGTTAACAGCAGCCGTAATGTAGCTTATGAGAAGTTCATCATCCTGATCATGTGTCAGGATCAGATTTGCTTTGACCCTTGGTAAAAGGTTATCTGCTATTGCCATATCGTCTGCCTCCTATTTGTTCACATTTAGTCGGCTTCCATAAGCCCGGCAGCTTTTAACTTTGCAAGCAGTGCATTAAAATCAGAGACCAATCCCGCTACATCTGTAGCTACGCTGTTTGCCTGATTTTCAGCAACCGGGAGCCCGGTTACCGTTGCTCCCGGAAGTATTTCAAGTGTTCCTCCGATTACCCACTTCTCAGCACCTTGTTGCATATAATTCTTTGAGTTATAGCTCATAAATCAGACCTCCTTAAGCATGCTGCTGGAGAACCTTGATGGCTTCCGGCAGAATTAGCTTGCCGTCTACGCGCTGTGTGGCAAGGAAACCAACCTGACCTGTGGTTGCGTAAAGCTCGTTAAGCCGTTTGAACGCCCGGCCCTGTCTGTCGGCAACCCAATAATAGCTGAAATCACCAAAAACGATACTCTTGGCGGATGCAGCTAGAACAGGCATATACGCGGAAGTGCGTATCGGTCTATTTAGGATGGTATCGGGAGTTCCCGCCTGAAGGGAAGGCTGCCACAGATACTGTCCATTACCGTCCTTCAGTTTACGGATAGCTTTTATTGTGGCATCATTTAGTACAAAAACTGCCCTATTCCGGTAAGGAGCTTTCAGGGAATAGAAAAGATCAAGTACTTCATCAATCGTGACAGCTGCAGCAGCCGCTGCTGTAACTCCAACCTGCGCACCACCCGTGGCTGCTAGAATTCCGGTTGGCTTACCGGTACCATCACCCGTGAAAAATGCCTCTTCTTCCTTATTACCAATCCGGCGAGCAAATTCCCTGGTTATATAAGCTTCCAAGTTAAAAACTGAGTCATTTAACAGTTCTTCGGATACCTTTATCAAGGTAGCCAACTTATAGGCTCCAATGGAAACCTGCCCAAAGCTGTCGTCACTCTCCGGAATGATGCCCTCTTCGTCAACCCAGCTTGCTGTACCCTTGGTAGCCACCACCGGTATCTTACGGTCTCCGGAAGATGTAATGATAACATTGGCCAGTGAACGGAAAATATTCTCATCCTCCAATGCTTCTACAAGAGTCCTCTCAAACTCATCCGGTACAAGGTATCCGCCTTCGGAGTCAGTACCAATCTGCAGGGCATCCAGTACCTCGTATTTAGGTTTCTGTGAACGCATTGCATTCCAGAATGCTTTCTTATAATCGTTGGAGGCTCTTCCAATCTTTTCTTCTGTACCCTTTGTCGGGTCATTTGTGATAGGCTTTCCGGTAACTTTATTCAGTTCCGCATCAATGGCTGCCTGACGTTCCAATCGCTCGATCTCATGGCCCAGTGCCACAACATCCCCTTCCATTTTGTCATAAGTGGCAGTATCTTCAGCAGACAAAAGTCCATCGTTCCCTCTTTTTGTATCGAGAAATGCCTTCGTTGCGTCCCATGCTTTTGCACGCTTTTCACGAAGTTTTAAAATTTCGCTCATAGTTGTTATCCTCCTTGAATTTAGTGAGAAATTAAAGAGAGCCGCTGATAAAGCGACTCAATCGGGGTTCCAGTCTTCGGTTTTACTTTCTGTTGTTTAGGGATTTTCCCAAGTAGGGAGTTGGTAACGGCTGTACGAGAAAAAATAAGCACCTGACCGGTATCAAGAGAGCTTCGTTCCCCCTCAGCACTAAACAGGATTTTATCAGCAAAACCAAGCTCAATGGCTTTGTTGGCATTCATCCACGTTTCAGCATCCATAAGGTGTGATAGCTTTGTGCGTGCAAGCCCGGACTTTAACTCGTAAGCATTGATAATGCTTTCCTTAACCTCATCCAGGAGGGCTTTGGCACGAAGCATTTCCTCGCTGTCACCGATGGCTATTGTACTTGGATTGTGAATCATCAGCATAGATACCGGTGACATATACACATCTCCTCCCGCCATTGCGATAACACTTGCTGCAGAAGCTGCAAGCCCGTCAATCTTGACTGTGACACGCCCTTTATAATCCATGAGCATGTTGTAAATCTGAGCAGCTGCAAACACATCTCCGCCGGGGGAATTGATCCAAACCGTAACATTTCCGCTACCCGCCTCCAGCTCATCTTTAAATATCTTTGGTGTAATTTCGTCACCCCACCAGGTTTCATCAGAAATGACCCCATTGAGATAAAGAGTACGTTCTTCACTGTCCTCAACACGCACCCAATTCCAGAACTTTTTCATCTGGTTTCCTCCTTTCCTGCCTTATTGGCAAATAGGCCAGCATCGGCCAGTTTCGTCATGTTTCCGTTGATCAGATACAAGTCACCGCCCTCCTCCGGCGAGATACGGTTCATGTTCTCAAGCTCTCTTATGTCGTTGGCAGATAGCCAGCCGTTCTGCCGTCCTGTTGCATAGCCTGTCATACGGCTCTGATAATCACCACGTAGTAGACCATCCAGATTGAACTTGATGAACAGAGACGATTTCTCAGATGGCATCAGCAAGGACTGCTGCAATGCCTGTTCCCATCGAACCACCCACGGATCCAGGGTGTATTTTACGAACTCCAGAGACTGCTGCTCGATATTGCTAAAGCTGGACTTTTCTAAATCGCCAACCATATGTGGAGGAACTCTGAATATACGGGCAATTTCATTAATCTGAAACTTCCGTGTTTCAAGAAACTGTGCCTGTTCAGGAGGGATTGACATCTGTTGGAACTTCAAACCCTCCTCAAGAACAGCCACCTTGTGGGCGTTTACACCGGAAAACTGGGCTTGCCAGCTCTCTCTTAAGCGGTCTGGATCCTTTACCACGCCAGGATGTTCAAGGACACCGCCTGGATTTGCACCATTAGCAAAAAAGGAAGCTCCGTACTCCTCAGTAGCCAGAGACATACCAATAGCATTCTTAGCCATAGCAATGGGACTGTAACCGATAAGCCCATCAAAACCCAAGCCAGGGATATGCAGAATTTCATCACTTCTGAGGGTAATATAACCTCCCTTTGGATTTATTCCGCTTTCATCTGCATCACGGTAATAGGTATAAACCATTGCACCACTCACACTACGACTCACTTCCATCTTGCTCGGTAATAAAGGATAAAGTGCTACTGCCTGCCCACGCCCATTACGAAGTATTTGAGCATAGGCATTGCCCCAAATTAAAAGATGACCCATCAGTGTCTCTCGGAACACGAATGAGGTCATCTCCGGATTTGGTTCATCATGAAGAAGGTAATACAAAGGATGGGAAGGAATCTTTTCCTTTCCACCATCGGAACGGTATCGGTACAAATGGAGTGGAAGTCCCGCAATAGCTTCTGAAAGTATCCTCACACAGGCATACACTGCAGTAGTCTGCATTGCAGTCCGTTCGTTAACACTCTTACCACTGCTGGTACTGCCAAACAAAAATGATGATCCAAATCCTAAGCGGTTCTTAGGCTTATCACGAGATTTGAATAGTCCTGAAAGTAAATTCATAATATTAATAACCCCCTATTGTCATATACAGATTCTCCACTACCTGAACCACATCGAAGAGCACGGTCAAGCGCCATGATGGTTGCAACCGCTCCATCTATCTTCTCCGTGCTCTTTTCCTTATCCGGTTTGATATTGCCAGCCGGATCAGTTCGAATAAAAATGTTATCCATCATCCATCGGAGTACAGGGTGACCGCCATGAGCAATTTTCTCTTCCAATGTCAGCTTCATTAGTTCCTTTGTGGGTGGGCTCATATCCTTAAATCCCTGTCCAAATGGAACCACTGTAAAGCCTAAGCCTTCCAGGTTCTGAACCATCTGCACTGCACCCCATCGGTCAAAGGCTATTTCACGAATGTTAAATTTCACTCCCAATTTCTCTATGAAGTGTTCAATAAAACCGTAATGTACTACATTTCCCTCCGTGGTCATGAGGTGTCCCTGCTTTTCCCACAAATCATACTGAACGTGATCACGGCGAACCCGTAAATTAATGTTATCCTCCGGTATCCAGAAGAAGGGTAGGATTTCATATTTCTCACTTTCTGTTATTGGAGGGAATACCAGTACAAATGCTGTGATGTCAGTGGTAGAGGATAGATCCAGTCCGCCGTAGCAAACTCTGCCTTCAAGGTTTTTTCCTTCAACGGAAAAGGCACAGGCGTCCCATCTTGCCATGGGCATCCAGCGCACTGCCTGCTTCACCCACTGATTGAGCCGAAGCTGACGGAAGCTATTCTCCTCTGCAGGGTTCTGTTTTGCTGACTCACAGGCTGCCTTAACTTTATCAATCGCGACTGTAATTCCAAGAGATGGGTTGGCTTTCTTCCACACCTTAGGATCAGTCCAGTCCTCATCCTCTTTAGCTCCGTAAATTACAGGGTAAAAGGTCATATCTTTTTTGCGGCCTTCCAAAATATCCAGTGCCTTTTGGTGGGTTTCGTAGCAAATGCTTTGTGTGTCAGTTCCTGCTGTAGTGATTAGAAAATACAGTGGTTGCATTCTTGCGTCCCCTGACCCTTTTGTCATAACATCAAATAGCTTCCGATTTGGCTGCGTATGGAGCTCATCGAATACTACCCCGTGTATGTTAAAGCCATGTTTTGAATATGCTTCTGCAGAAAGCACCTGATAGAAGCTGTTGGTAGGAAGATATACCAAGCGCTTAGTGGAGGCTAAAAGCTTTACTCTTCTAGAAAGAGCCGGACACATCCGCACCATATCAGCTGCCACCTCAAATACGATGGATGCCTGTTGGCGGTCTGCAGCACAACCATACACCTCTGCTCGCTCCTCCCCATCTCCGCAAGTAAGAAGAAGGGCGATTGCAGCAGCAAGTTCACTTTTTCCCATCTTTTTAGGAATTTCCACATAAGTTGTATTGAACTGCCGATAACCGTTAGGTTTGAGTATTCCAAACAAATCCCTTACAATCTGCTCCTGCCAATCAATAAGTTCAAAAGACTTCCCTGCCCAGGACCCCTTCGTATGAGATAGTGCTTCAATAAATGAAACCGCATAGTCAGCAGCCTTCTTATCATAATAAGAGTCTTTGCACATAAAGGCAGTTGGTTTGTACTTTTTCAATTTCCGCAAAAGCATCATCTCCTCTAATAAAACAGGCAAAAGCAAAGAGCCTGTTATAAAGCCCTTTGCTTTTGCCCGTTTTCAGTTGTTAATATTTTAAGTTTCGACTGCCTTTCCTGTTAAGATAAATCGGTGTATTCTGCTTTATGTTCAATGAGATACACTATGAGTTCATAATATCCAAGCTCATTTGCAATATATTGCACTCTCGGGATATCAAACATGTTTGTGATACCGCTGCTTCGTATGGCCAGAATCTGTTTCTTTACCTTATCATTCATTTTCAGCATCCTCTGATTCAACGGAAGCCTTTGTAGCCTTACGCAGGATATCCAAGTTAAAACCAGCATCCTTATAGCCTTCCATTATTGTTGTATAGTAATAGCTGCTTGGCTGCCCAAACGGTCGTCCTTCATTCATAATATAAGCAAAAGCCTTAATGGATTTTCCTTTCAGTTTCACTTGAATCGTTTCCTTACGGTAAAGAAATGGCCACCCCTCATAACGGTCAAGAGAAGTTTCATCGGCAGGTGTCACCTCCCATACTAATACCGGTACTCTTCCACCTTTGAATGGTTCTACGGTAGCCACTGATGCAGCATGAGCACCCCGAAACAGAAGCCTATAATCCTTCATTTCACTTGCCCCGACGATTCTTGCCGTGGGGCATCGATATGACATTTGCTTTAAATTTAAATTTGATCCGTAGGCAAGGTACAATCTTATATTCTTATCCATTCTCGTTTTCCTCCATCATTCTTTCGCTTTTTCAGGCTGCCCGAAATCGCCATGCCGCCGACCCATCCAAATGCGCAATCAGATGTTCACGGCAGTTAGCAAATTCGTCACCGATGAAGCCGATGCGGTTTAAATAAGTCCGCATTGCAAACTTCTCATTCTCAGTCTGCGGTTTTCTTGCTGATGCACATTTCTGAGTCAACGCCTGATTGTTTAGTGCAAGGGCAAGAACAATGTAACTCCTAATCTTACCTGCATGAAGCTCCGAATTAAATCCCCTGAGTTCCACGGTGTGGTTTCCGGTAAAGAAGCTGTGGAGGTTTAGGAAGTGATATCGACTTTGATGGTAGTGTTGGCTACGTGTTTCACTGTATCCTTCATACCAGATCTCCTCAATCGCACGCATTTTCTTTGGTTTCTTTCGGTTCATCTTTTCTACCAAGAGGCTATCCATCTTTTTGCAATAACCCATTCTCGCAGGTGCTATTTGCAGGGCCTTGTAGAAAAGGTCATTCTTGCTTGCAATGATATTCACAAAGTTGCGGATGCTCCTTGGTGTATGGTTTGACCCATCAAGGTGAATGTGGATGCCGCATGACGAATTTGCAACTCCCCCTGCGTGTCGGAGCTGCCGAACCAGTTCCTGCAAGGTTTCAATATCCTCCTTGTAGGTTAGTACCGGACTGACCAGCTCTACACTGTACTCCTTGGTTGCAACGACCTTTGTTCCTCCCTGCTTTTTCTCGCAGGCTATACTTCCATCGTACATCAGCTTCCAAACCCTGCCGTCGGGAGCAGTTACCATCTTGGTGTCATAATAGTCGCCTGCCTCAGTAATTGTTCCGTGCAGATATTCAGCAGCTACCTTCGCAGCTTCTTTTCTTGTTATCCCAGTAAATTCGATTTCAATTCCAAATCTGCTTGTAAACATTGTTGTCTTCCTCCTTAAAGTGATGTGCTTTTTGCGCGTTATTGCTTTTCGCATGTACATATATCACTCTAAATAGGGATAATATCAAGCGATATTAAGAGAATAAAAGACACAAATAGTCAGCTGTAACTGTCCTTTAAAATGTGTACTTTTAAGGTTTTTTGATGCTATCCTCTCCGTACACCACACCAAGAGTCGAGCCACAATCCCAATTGCAGAAAATAGTTCCAATATCATCAATAACTGAAACCGCTCCTTGATCGCCCGGCTTGAGCTTCGAATAAGGATCATCCATGTGTACCAGTTCAACTCGAGTTCCAATAGGGTATTCCCTACGGAGCTTTTCTACCATTTCTTTTGATAGGAACTTATTCATCTGCACTCACCTCTGTCTTTGCCTTCCCATTCTTGAAAGCGCTGTTTCCCGAGAGGTTCCGTAGTAAAATTTTACGTGTAACTTTGTATTCATTACCCACGAATCCTAACCTTATAAGGAATACACGAAAAGCGAACTTCTCATTATCTACAGGTTTCTCCTTCGCTGTCACCCTCGACTGCTCTTTAGCTGCTTTACATAACGCACTGATAAAATGTAAATAAGCAGCCACCTCATCTCCAGTTGATTCAGCGGAGAACCAAGGGAAATTAATTGTTGTTTCTGTTTTCTCAATAGAGAGTTTATCCGTAACGATGGCTCTCTTGATGAGCTCTGCCTTGCTGGCAATCATCCGCTCCAAGTTCTTAAGGGAGCTCTCATTAAAGCCATCTAATGGAATTTCAATTGTAATCCTGTCTAGACCTTCGTTTGGAGAAGGACCGTCATAACAATAATCACAGTCATAATTTCTCTGAGGTACCAACTCAGGTATATAAATCTCTACCGGCTCCTCCATAAGTTCTTCGATTACAAATGCCCTTCCACTTTCGGGATCGACAAATCCCCTCTCTGCCAGAGCATCTAACAGCTCCTGCGTAAGTTCCCCAGAAAGCTCTCCATACTTGCCAATGGTAAGATCCCCTACCGCATAGTCGAAGGAGGGAGCACCCTTGTATTCCAGTTCATTATTCATAATCTCACCGACCGCTATGGCTAGTTCCTTTCGGCTCGTGCTTCTTAAGTTGTAATGAGCAATCATAAAATTACCTACCTTTCATTTTGGTAGTTACATATATCACTCTGAAACTGTTAAATATCAAGTGTTTTATGATAGTGATTATAAGAAATCAAAGCCAAGGGTACGTTAACTATTCAAGTCTGAAACCTGTATATCATCAAAATGTACTTTATTACCGCCACGGATGAGATATACATTCTCCGCACTTCCTACTAGTTCAATATATCGTCTTGTAACCACGTCGCAGAATTTTTCATCCAGCTCTGTCATGTAGCAACTCCTACCTGTTTGTTCGCAGGCAATTAGTGTAGATCCGCTTCCTCCAAATGGATCAAGAACAATGCATCCGGTCATGCTGGAGTTTAGTATTGGATAAGCCAAAAGCGGTACCGGCTTCATGGTAGGATGGTCTGCGTTTTTCCTCGGTTTGTCAAATTCCCATATGGTCGATTGCTTGCGATCGGAGTACCATGAGTGCTTGCCTGACTTCTTCCATCCAAAGAGAACCGGCTCATGTTGCCATTGATACGGTGAGCGTCCCAAAACTAGCGATTGCTTTTTCCAGATGCATGTGCCTGAGAGATAGAACCCAGCATCCGCAAACGCTCTTCTGAAATTAAGTCCCTCGGTATCTGCATGAAATACATAAATAGACGCGTCCTTTGCCATCACCTTTTCAGCGAGGCAGAACGCGTCCAATAGGAACTTATAAAATTTTTCATCAGCCATATTATCATTTTTAATTTTACCCGCTGTTCCTTCGTAATTGACATTATACGGTGGATCCGTTACCACAAGGTTAGCCAGGTTTCCATCCATGAGCAGGTCGTAGGTTTCCTGCCTTGTGCTGTCACCACAGACAAGTCGGTGTCTGCCCAAAAGCCATAAATCACCGGGCTTTGTTACCGCAGGTTTTTGTAGTTCACTATCAACATCAAAGTCATCATCCTTGACATCATCAACAGTACCCATCAGCTTATTTAATTCTGCATCGTCAAAGCCCAGGAGTGACACATCAAAGTCGGCAGCTTGTAAATCAGCAATCTCCACCGATAACATTTGCTCATCCCATCCCGCATTCATTGCGAGGCGGTTATCGGCAAGTATGTATGCTCTTTTCTGCGCTTCCGTTAGATACTCTGCAAAGACACAAGGTACTTCCGTTACTCCTTCTTCCTTTGCAGCAAGAATTCGTCCATGGCCCGCTATAATGTTCAGGTCTTTATCTACGATGACAGGATTGACAAATCCAAATTCACGCAGGGAAGATCGAAGTTGGAGTATCTGCTCCTTACTATGTGTACGTGCATTCCTGGCATAAGGCACAAGCCGATCTATATTAACTTTTTCAAAGCGTTCCGTTGTGTTCATACGTTATACCGTCCTTTCCTACCTGACAGCAGAGCCTCCATGATATCATCCTGCGGATTGCTGGTAAAAGCAGTTGTACAATTTTGCTTTACTATGTCAAAAATCTCATACCATATGAGATTTGCCTGTTTCTGAAACGACTGACTCATCTGTACAAAAGGACTTGCAATAGCGCCACCCGTGGTTGGATGCTTCCCTAAAAGCCCGTAAGTACTTATGGCTTCCTCGCATTGAATATAACGGGTGAATGCCTGGGCATATGCTTCAATCAGCCTGGGATTGACGAATTTCTCACACCCGCGATCCTTTAACCATCTCCATGTTTCTTTAAACAGAGCATCGGCGCCCAGTGGTCTTCCATCCTTCTGCCTTGTACTTAGGTATTCACTTGGTTCTGGCATATCCTCACCATTTAAATCCGCTGCATCCTCCAAATCATCTGCCTCCAGTATTGACTCGGGATGTAAGTCAGGAACCTCTAATACCCTAGCCGCCTTCCCTAAAGGGATTTTATCTGCAAGAGGTTTCGGTTTATCACCAGCACGAACCCTGCGGCCGCCTCTGTTAGTTCCATCTTTAGCCATACCCTTCACCTCCCTGGGTCAATCCCTCGTTTGAACTGTGATTTTTGTGCGTGTGACCCCACGCCCGTTCCTCAATTGATAAGTCACAGAGATCTCTACCCCCCCCTTCCCAAATAAAAATATTAGTTATCTTCTTGTTATCTACTTGACAACAAATACGAAACCTGTTATTATACATTTATCAAGTTGATATCTTCTTGATATCAACCAAAAAATCAGGAGGTAACATATTATGAATACTTGGCTCATACGCCCCGTTCCCCACGGAACAAACAGAATAACAGAATTCCGTACTCTAGATTTAATTGCCATTGGCTGGCCAGGCATAGGCGATCTAACTGGACAGTCTCGCGAGAACTTAAAAACCCTTCTTGCAGGTCCTCCATACAACCAAAGTGGCCTTGCACTCGGCAATGCTTACGCAACCATCGACATCTTTGTTAACCAGATGAACGTTGGAGATATCGTCCTTGTAGCAAATGGAGAAGATATATACTTTGCAGAAATTACAAGTGATTACCAGTTTGATATCTCTGTCGAACAATATGGGTACTCCCACCAACGTCAGGTTCGATGGCTTTCAGACACTTCGCGTAAAACACTGTCAAAAGAACTACGATCATCACTTAAAGTTCACAGGACAGCTGCAAATCTATCACACCACATAGCTGAGATTAAAGCCCTTGCTTCAGGGAGTCCTGTTTCAGTGAGAGACACACAGTCAACAGCCACAATTGATGTCAGCTATCCGCTTCGATCAAACTTTAATGTAGATTTCAAAATCCCAACCGATATATCAAAAACCGAAGCTGATCGTCTTAGTACGTATTTTAGATCCTTATATTTCACCGAATAATCAAAGGCTGGGAGTAACTCCCGGCCTTTTCCACCGTCCTCCTTCTTTTGCTGTAATCTCAGAGTGGCAGGGAGTACACAACGACATAAGATTAGCAAAGTCATTGCAACCTCCCTGCGAGAGGGGTTTAATATGGTGAACCTCCATTGCAGGTGTGATGCGTCCATTCCTTTCACATCGTTCGCATAATGGGTGTGCTGCGATGTAGCGGTCACGAATACGCTTCCACGTCCTGTTGTAACGCTTCTTAACAGCCGGATCGCGGTCGTACTTTTCATAACGCTTTGCTTCTTCTTTTTCATGTTGCTCACAGAAACGGCCATCCGTAAGGTTCGGACAGCCTGGGTAGGAACACGGTCTTTTAGGTCTGTAAGGCATAGGGGATCCACCTTTCTTTGGGTAAAGAAAAAGCCCTCACAGGGCTAACCCAGGAAGGCCTTGTCACAATATCTGACACTATTAGTTTATCACTTACTTATCGGACAAAACGGACAATTTTAAATTTTGTTAGCTGATATCATGATTTCTCTTCTCTCGTCGTGATAAATCATTCCTATCGGCTACTCTTGCTACTGTTGCATCTGAAACACCGTTTCGCTTCCCAATTTCACCATAGGTAAAAAGGGGTTTACCCGAGCCAGGAAAACGCTCTTTTGTTAGATCATCAACAACATTTCGTTCCTTCATTGATGCTACATCAGTTTTGACAGTTTTCATTTCGGATTTTAGGTTTTCTACATCTGATCTTAGTTTTTTTACTTGATTGTTAACGGACATTTAATACCTCCATCAATTAAAATAAAGTGTAATAAAATATTACTTTGTTACATGATTTATAGTGCCCTTCTGAAGGCTTTTATATTCATTTATTTTCAATTGCCTAAAATCAAACATGAAATAAATTATTACAATAAAAATCAAAATGTCTAATTACCTTCTAAAAATCTATCATGAGCTTTTCTAACACTTTCCCCAGTTATGCAATGACTGATACTCGCAGCAACCTGCTCCCAACTAAGACCATTAATATATCTAAGACTTAATATCATACGCATTTGGCTATCATCCACACTTTCTATATACCGATTAAGTCGATTAAGTTCGTAAAAGCATTTCTTTAAATTTAAATCAAGCAACCCCTTTAAATCTGCAATTTCTGCCGCATACTTTCCAACTTTATCAACCCAATCGGTGCCTTTGGGCATACCAGTTATCTTACTTGTATAGGATATAGCTAAATCCTCAAGTTCATGAAGTCTTCGTTGCTGCTCCTCAATTTCACGATTTAGGTAATATAACTGAGACAATTCCTTTTTAGTCATTTACTTACACCCCCTCAGGTTTACTTTTACTGCATCAATCAGTGCTGTCTGGGTTTTGTCCTTATGCCTTAATGCGTTCATTACCTGCTCGTCTATCGTGCTTTTTGTAATAATGTGATGTATTACTACCGTAAATCTCTGACCCTGTCTCCACAGTCTTGCATTGGTCTGCTGATATAGCTCCAACGACCATGTCAGTCCGAACCACACAAGGGTGGAACCTCCGGTCTGAAGATTAAGACCATGTCCGGCAGAAGCCGGGTGGATAACTGCAACAGGTATCTCTCCTTCATTCCACCGCTTAATGCTATCTGCCGAAATAATCTGTTGTGCTGGAAATCGCTCTAAAATCCGTTCAAGATCATGCTTATACCAATATGCAATAAGAACTGGTTTTCCGTTTGATGCTTCTATTATGTCCTCCAGTGCATCCAGTTTTCTGTCATGGATACGGACTACACTTCCATTCCCGTCATAGACTGCACCATTGGCCATCTGGAGAAGTTTGTTGCTTAAAGCAGCAGCATTAGCAACATCAATCTCTTTATCATTTAAGGAAACCACCATTTCTTTCTTTAAGGTTTTGTAATGTCCCATTTCTTTCTCAGATAGCTTTACCGAAATTTCATTCATAACAAACTCCGGCAGTTTTAAGTAATCGGTATTCTTCATGCTGATGCTGATATCGGAAATCAAGTGGTAGATTGCTTCTTCAGCTCCCTGTTTTGGTTTATAACTGAAGATGACCTGTTGGTTTCTTTTATCCGGCTCGAAAAAGTTATCTCTGAAGCGGGTAATATACCTTCCAAGTCTCTGACCCATATCCAGAATACCAATTTCTGCCCAAAGGTCGATAAGACCGTTAGAAGCAGGTGTTCCAGTCAAGCCTATCATCCTTTTTATTCCCGGACGCACTTTCCGAAGTGCCCGAAAGCGTTTTGAACTATATGCCTTGAAGGATGACAATTCATCGATAACCACCATGTCATAATCAAACGGAATACCGCTTTTCGTTACAAGCCAATCTACATTTTCCCTGTTGATTATGTAGACCTGTGCTCTCTTAAGCAATTCAACCTTCCGCTGGCGTTCACTCCCAATTGCGATGGCATAGGTTAAGCCTTTTAAGTCATCCCATTTTTCAACTTCTGCAGGCCATGTCATGGTTGCTACACGTAGTGGCGCGATAACCAGCACTTTGCGGATCAGGAAAGAATCCAGTGTCAGATCAAAAATTGCAGTCAGGGTAATCATAGTTTTACTCAACCCAAGCCCATATCAAGGAATATCGCAGCAATTGGATTCTCAAGAAGATAATCAATTGCATATTGCTGATAAGTGTGTGGTATGAACTTCATTTGGCATCACCTCCTAAAATCTCTATAAGTATTGATTTTATCTGCTCCTCATCATCAATAACAAACACTTTAATTCCAAGACGTCGTAACATTTCATGTCTTTGTAACTGCAATAGCCTGGGTTTCATCCCATGCTTTTTTACTTCAGCAAACGCAGCCCTGCCACCTGGAAGTAGTATCAATCTGTCCGGTACTCCGTCAAAACCAGGAGAAGTAAACTTTAATGCAATACCACCGGCATTCTTGACTTCCTTGACCAGTTTTTGTTCAATATATTTTTCTTTCATAACCGCCTCCACGTGTTCCCCAAATCCAAAAATTCTCTATACGCGCGTATATACGTGTATGCGTGCACCCAATAGCTCTTTATCATTACTATTATTTTTAATAATAATTATTGGAACAATGGAACACAGAGTATTACGCACCATATTACAAAAGGGGCTGCCGCCCGTTCCCATGTGATGTACCTAAACGAGGTTCGTGGTTCATAGGAACAGGTGGCGGATGTTCCCATTACGATTGTTGTTCCACATGTTCCAAACCCATTCATGGTTTGAGAACATAGAGCCATTGAGGACCATAGAGTGGGATTCGCTCCTTCCTAACAAGACCGCTCCAGCCACCAATCCCCGCCATAATCGCAGAAATCTCGTTGCCGTCCAGTCTCCTAAGATTGGCGCGGTCTTTACCGAAGCATTCACACCAAATCTCCATGTTGGATACAGACTCACGTTTGCGAACCCCGATATGGTGGCTTTCCCCGAATTCCGTACCGCTGACAAATGCACGGCGTTCATATAAGTCCATACTGTCCCATTCCTCGGGTAGGAGGATTTCGAGGAAGTCACGAACCAAACCTTCGCGTTCATCAGACTCTATCGCTTCCCGCTGTTCTTCCTTAGCAAGCTTTTCAAGTCCTGAATCAAGGTATAGCTTTTCACCTGCTTTAACATAAGTACGTGCTTCTGCCCATATCTGCAGAATCTCATCCTTTGAAAGTTGCCATGACTGTTTCTTAATACTTCCGGGTGTTTTAACCGGCCAAAACCGTCGGTTACCAGTAGTATCACGGAGATACCCTTTCTCGGCATTGGTAGTTCCAAAGAACACGCACTGCCTGAGGTGTGGTGTAGCACGTCGCCCAAAACTGGCACGGTAGATGTCGTTCTGCCTGGAAAGGAAGCTGCGCAGTGTCTCCAGCTCTGCTTTCTTAAGCCCTGCGAGCTCACCAATCTCCAATATCCAATAACCCTGTAATTTCTCAGCAGCTGTTTTATCCTTGGTGTCCGATAACGAAAGGCTGTCAGAAAACCATTCTCCACCCAGCTTTGTAATAAGAGTGCTTTTACCGACTCCCTGTGGACCGTTAAGCACCAGCATGGAATCGAACTTAATGCCGGGAGTTAGGATACGTGCAATTGCTGCACAAAGGGTTTTCCTTGTGACTGAGCGAACATAGGAATTATCCGTTGCACCAAGATAATCCACCAAAAGGGTATCCACTCGGGGGTTCTTATCCCATTCCGGTAATGCTTCGATAAACTCCCTGATCGGATGATAGGAACGGTCATCAGTTACCTTAGTCACCGCGATCTCGTAATTTCTCGCAGAAAAGGAACCATAATGACCATCGACGTAACTGATCAGCTGCGCATCATCTGCATCACGCCAGAACCTTGAGGGATGTGGCCACGGAACCTCTCCTTTTATCTCCATACCATCAGATAATTGGTTAAACACAATGCTCTCAAGTACAGGATCATTCTCCAGAATCATTGTAAGGTTACGAAGTGTATTCTTTACCGTTCCTGTCTTATCAAGGTCAAGATGCTTCTGCCAATCCCCATCGGAAAATTCCGATGCTGCCTGTACTTTGCGCTCTTCAGCAAATTGTTCCCTAACTCTCTCGTCCTTTACGGCAAGCTCATTCATTGCTTTAAAGGATGGAAGCTTGCCGGGTGGTGTATTATCAGAGACCTTATCATCAAGTTCCCTGAACCGGTGAATTCTAACAAGGTCAAAGGCATTCAGCAAACGACCGCAGGCAGGGTCAGTGGCATGGTGGCTATAGGCAAACTTGCCATCATATTTTACTAAGCCTGCGGACGAATCGGCAGGGATATAATCATAGCGGCCATTCATAACGCTTGGTTCATATACATCTGATAGAAAAGTTTCAATTGCTTCTTCTATGGAATATGATCTGCAGAACACTCCAATAATTCCTTCCTTCGTAAGTGGATCAGATTGCTTTATTATCTGCCTCCGCACGACCTCTGACTGTCTGGAGGATACTGGCCACACGGAAGCATCACGCCAATCGGCATATCTGGCAAGATATTCATCCGGATCAAGCAGCCCGCCATCCTTTTCCCTGAACACAAACTCTCCATCAGCCGGTGTGGATGGCCAATACATCAGCCGGGATGCTTCGTAAGTGGTATCATCGAAAAGATCAATACCGATCTCCTTTGCCACCATGCGACCCAGCGCAGGGTATTCATCCTCGACTACCTCACGCGAAAGTGGGATGATGAGCCTTAAGCGTGGAGCCTCCGGTGTATGTTTGTGTGTAGAATAAGCTAGACAACGCCAGTCGTGAAGTAAATCTATCTGGTCCCATATGTTCGGCTTTGCATAATCCATATCCAAAGTGAGCATGGAACGGCATAGGACATAGCCGTTCCTGCGCTTACCTTCACGCAAGGCTCCGCCAACAAATCCTCCTACATCTTTAATAGAATCCTGTCGGGCACGGCTCATCTTACGAAATTCAGACACAGTCTCTGTGGTACGCTTCGTTATTTGTACGGTATTCCTAAAATCCTCCCATGAAATATCCCTGTTCTTCCATTTCTTATCCATGCGGCTGTTGCCTACTGCAATTTTCATAAGTTTGCACCTCCTCGCAGTTTTCCTTAAAATACCGTACTTGGATTCCGCGCCTTTTTGCTTTTTCTATTTCACCCTTCATCCCAGCGGATATATAATCACCGAATGCCCAGAGTTCATCACACTTACAAAGCCACACCATACCGAAGAACAATCCAAGTTCTCGCTGAGTGGGGTCGCTATCATCCAGTACCAGAGGATAAAGCAGGTGAGATGCAAAAGGGATGGCACCTTTATCTGCTGCGAATTTTAAGTACCGCCGGGCATTATGCGTATTCTGGCTAATATCTCCGGAATAGGGAGAACAGATAAACACGCAGGGTTTCCACTCCTTTAACTTTTCTTCCCGTCTTACGTTTGCCAGAGCCTCCGCCGCCGTTGGGTCTGGATAGCCTTCACTGTTACGCAGATTCATATCAATCGATACCTCCTGAAATTTATTTGATGAATATCCTCACTGCATAGCCATGAAAACGGCTGTTTGTGAGGATATTCGTTAATTTGTTAATCCTTTTTATAAAACTGACATTCATAACCATCAGCACGGAGTAATAGCCCTTTTACCCATGACGGTGTTTCACCCATATAGCTACAGACCATCTCCGTTGAGATATCCTCAGATGCTTCAATAACTACTTCATCATGTACATGTATTACGATAGAAAACCCGATACTATTTAGGCGTCGCATGGCATAACAGAGAATATCACGACTAATTGCCTGGACAATATTCTCTACAAACTTCGGGCCATAGCTTTCTATCCTTTCCCACTTCTTCGTGGCACCTACTCCTTCATATGTCACTGTCTCGCTACCAAAATGGTTGAAACCCATTTTAGGTTTCACATATGCAAGACGTCTGTCGGAGGGAAGCGTGATGAAAAGAAAACCACTGCGATATTCAAACCGTATCCCGTGAGTCTGTGTATTGGTTCGTTCCCGGACTGCAGTTGTTACAGCATGATCCACATCCCACCACAACCGAACAATATTCGGATTGGCTGCTCGCCATGCCGTCACCAAAGGCTGCAGCTCCTCTTCGGTGAGTCCCATCTCCAGGGCGCCCATAGCCTTTAACGCCCCGACAGATCCGCCATATCCTAGGGCTAGTTCTGCAACCTTACCTTTCTGACGCAAAGGACTGCCCTTAGTAATATCCTCAATTGGGACACGAAACATCTGGCTTGCCGACGCTTCATAAATCTTGCCATGTGTGGCAAACACCTCATTTCGCCAGGACTCTCCTGCAATCCAGGCAATAACCCTCGCTTCAATGGCCGAGAAATCTGCCACGATGAATTTCTTTCCTATTTCCGGTACAAATGCGGTCCTGATCAATTCTGAAAGAACAACCGGAACAGAATCATATAGCATTTCCAAGGCATCAAAATTCCCTACTTTCAAAAGACTGCGTGCCTGTGACAAATCAGGTAAATGGTTCTGCGGAAGATTTTGAACCTGCACAAGCCGACCTGCAAATCTACCGGTCCGGTTGGCTCCGTAGAATTGAAGAAGTCCTCTGACCCTTCCGTCTTTACATAAGGCATTATCCATTGCCGTGTATTTCTTCACGCTGCTCTTAGCCAGTGATTGCCTCATCATCAATACTTCTGCAAGCTCCTCCGGCGCTGTCTTCAGTAATTCCTTAACCGCCTCTTTACCAAGCGTATCCGTCTCCAGTCCATTTTCTCCAAGCCATGCCTTCATCTGAACGACCGAATTTGGATTTTCAAGATCAGTGATTTCTCTCATGGTTCTGGTGAGTTCCTCCTTTGACTGCTCATCACATCGGATTGCTTCCCTTACAAGGTCTATATCCAACTGAATACCCCTGTCATTAATTTCTTGGTCAAGGCGATAATATTTCCATTCATCCTCCGGTACCGGAAACTTAAAGAGCTTACTTGCAATCGCCATCTCAGTTTCCACATCCCTTGCATTATAAGCAATAAAACGCTCCCACTTATCCGGAGCATGGCTTGGTAGGTTTCTCGTACGTCCTCCGTTTGCTTTGGTTGATTTGCAGGGCGAACAGAAAAACCGAATGAGATCTTTACCTTCAGAAAGCTTTTTCTTTTCGGATCCCGTTACAATTGCAGCCTGTTCCAGTGATAGTGGCAATCCCAGATAGGCAGACCATACCATGGTACACCGCCAGGCTACCGGATTTAAAAACCTGCTCTTTTTATTCCATGAAGCAAATGTTATGCCCTGTTGCTTAAGCCACCTTGACAGGCAAACCCGTTCAAACTGTGCATTATGTGCCCACTTAATAATATTTTCATTTATTAATGCTTCCCTGATTTCCTTCGGAAGGACTTCACCGGAGGCGAGGTCAATGACACGAACCTCACCTCCGTCTATGCTGTAACCAAATAGGAGAATTTCAAAGTCTGGTGATTCCGAATAACGATACACACCGCATTTACTTAGGTCTGCACTCGAGTAGGTTTCCAAATCCAGATATAGTGCCCTCATGATAGAAAATCATCATCCACATCAGTAGCAAAGTCATCCTCTGCGTTAGAACGACCACCTAACGGTTCTCCGTCCTTTATCTTCTGAATGTTACCTAAACCGCAGGCAATGCCTTTATTCCCGTTTGAGTTGAATGCATAAAAGTTAATTGATACCCTTGCATAAACACCAGAATAGACTTCCGAACGATCCAATATTGGTTGTACCTGTAGATCTACAATCTGTGGAGCTGTGTTGGAATTTGCATTCACAAAATAGCTGTCTGCATAAGCTTCATCATCGGGGCGGTCAATATCCCCATCACGGAGAGGAAGTTTTAAAGCAGTCCTGTTTGGAACCTTACCACCGAACTTGCCTTTTCCTTCTTCGATGGCTGCATTTACTGCTGCATTAATAGCAGCAATCGTCTTTGTATCGCTTTTGGGGATGATCAGGCTGACACTGTATTTTTCTGCACTTCCGTTAATGCTCTTTGGTTCCCACACATTTGCAAAACTGAGACGAACTACCCCTGTTACAACCTTTGTAGAGTTTTTGCTTTCATTATGTTTTACACTGTTTGCTGTATTTGACATTTTATGTTTCCTCCTTAAAATCCTGATTTGCCGATAGGTTCATTGCCGGTCGCTTATCGCTGACAGGCACAAGGGTCGGACGCCCTTGTGGTTTGATGATGTAGTCTCCAAGGACTTCATTGAACTTTTTCTTTCCAAGCAGCTTCTCTGCCTCGGTGATGGTGATAAGAATCTGCCGGTAAATATCACGATACCCTGCTGCCTTCAGTGACGCTGCTACCGCTTCCTCATCGGTATATCTGCGGTTTGAACGTCCCTCCACCAGTTTGTAACCTGGCCATTCCTTGCCTTCAATTGCTGTTGCCAGGGCATAATCCTTTATTGTATTAGCCCATGAAACCAAATCATCCAGTTTTTCTAGTATTTCGGCAATCTCCTCATCTGAAAGCAGGGGTGGTAATTCGAACTCAAAAGCTGCAAGCTTTAGCTTTGCTTCTGCTCTTGCTCGGCATTTAACCTCCGCCCGACAGAACTGGCAGTGCTCACCCGGAACAAATTCGCCGCCACCTTCAAAGGCAATCTTGGCAGTGGGTATCAGTACTTTTGCCGCCCACAGATAAAGTGATTCCTTTGGCACCGTGAATGTGCTTACATTCTCCCGTCTTGGCTGGAATATGGTCATGGACACATTATCGATGTCATAGATGTCATCGAAATACTCCAGTGCACCAAGAGCATACAGTTTCATCTGTGGATTTTCCTCAGCTTCAACCAGAATTCCCTGCCCATATTTAAAATCGATGATGTGCATAGTACCATCCGCTATAATTAGGCAGTCCCCGGTACCAAAGCCATCGGGTACATAATTTGAAAAGTTCAATTTCTGCTCAATAAGCACAAGGGGATCCGGGCATTGTAGTTTAACCTTGGCAAGCTGCTCAAGAATAAAGCTTACATAATCATCCGTAAGTGCATCCATCTCATCACAGTCATACTCTGATACTGGTTTCTTGGAGCGCATCTTCAGGGCTTTCCTCAATTTGTGTTCTGCGAGAGCATGCGCAGCGGAGCCTTCTTCTGCTGCTTTGCTGGCAGTATCCTTAAACTCCTGTTCCAATCTGGCTGATGGAGTGCATACCATCCAGCGATGGGCGGAGGATGCTGATAAAATTGCATGACTGCTCATTTCAATTCCTCCGCATCCGCTAAAAGTGCGGCATAGTTTGCCTGATTGATTTTACTAAGCTTATCTGCCCCATACTTTTCAAGCAGTGCTCTGATCTCTGCTGTGAAACCATCATGTGACTTCTCTGCCAGTACTGCTCTGACCTGCTCAAGTGTAATTTTTTTCTCAGCAGGCTTTGTCTCAGTTACCTGAGCAGGTGTTTCTCTTTGTGCCTCACCCGCTGATGCCTTGGTATCCAAAGTATCTGCCAATGTCTGCAGGCTTCCAGCCAACTTTTTGAGGTCATTAACCACATCCAATAACAAATCAACTTTACTCATGCTCTTTGCCTCCTTCCCCACCTACCTCATTGATGGATAGCGTTTCCACGCTGTCACCTGGAACGATGACGGTTAACCGCTGCCTTTTCCCCAGAAGAAATCGTAGGAGCTTTTCTCTGACTGTCACATGACGGCAACTGATAATCCCACCACCCGGCGTTTCTTTTGAAACACTGATCTGCACTGTGTGTCTCATATGTTGTTCCTTCCTTTCCAAAGGCTTCATTTCATATGTGCCTTCATTAAACAGCCACGGCAGGTAAAGGATGTGAGGATATTTACAAAAGTTTATTTAAAGCTTTATAAGCTGTATGTAATCGATGAGATATAGCCGAGTGGTCCACTCCCTCCCGTTTTGCATAGTCATTTACAGATACTCCGTTAAAATAAATAGCAGTAATAAGTTCCCTCTGCTTCGGCTTCAGCCTGCCCACCGTATTCCGGATATGCTGCCTTGTATATTTACTCTCTAAGTCAGCGGCTATTTCAGCACTCTCAGAACAAATGCTATTTTTAAATTCAAAAGCATCACGTGATAAGTGAGGATTGGTATCTGCTTGTCCATCAATATAGTCATAACCATCCAGTGAATTATGACGGCGAGTTTCTTTCCGGTTGACGTTATATTCTTTCCTGTCAAGTTCGAGGATGATTTCTCCCCACTCCTCTGAAACCTCAATTTCATGAGTTTGTCCAGTTACTGATGTGTACCTGATTTTCATACTGGTATCTCCTTTCTTTGCTGCCGGACAAGCCGGAAACAGGAGATACCTGAAAAAAGGCACAAAAAAATAAGACCTTGGCAACACTGTTTCCAGCGTTACCCCGGTCTTGGGTGGTGGCTTCTATATCGCTAATTCTACGGGAGAATCGTGAGCGGCGTCCTTGCGTAGAAGGTTGTACCAGGCGATATATGCCCCTATTGACTCAGTCGGTAATTCTTGCTCTATTAATTATTTTTGGAATTTGCTTTCGCTTTCACTGCCCTCTGGGTATTAAAATTAATATGATAAATCTTACCACATTCATGGCACCGGCATGATACCTTAATATCAGCCGGCTTATCTGCAAATGTCTTTCCTGTCCCACACCAGGGGCAGGTTATTACGATAGGAAACTTGATATCATGCATTTACAATCTCTCCTTTTAGTAGTCCCTATGTAAGCAAGTTTGTTAACACCATGAGAATAAAATAGCAGGACAATTTCATCCTGCGTAATCTGCATTTTATATCTGTACAGTTTTTATCTTTTAGCTTTTGTCATTGGTTGGTGATTCAATGGCATCCCTCCTCCTGCATTTTCTTCATGCCACAAATCTGATCAATAAAATCTTGCCACTGAGTATTAGAGATATTCAGATCCCGTGCTTTTCGTAATGCCACACGAGCTATCTCTGTCTTTCCGATATAATCTACTAAATCTGGATAAATATTATTTCTACTCTTACCTGCAAGATCGTAGAAATAATAGGAATCATCCCCTTCGATACACAATACCTCGGTCATTTTTTCGAGATATTTCTCCGGTGCATAGCGGTTTCCTTTTTCAATATCGCTCAGATATGCCGGTGTCATATCCAGTTCCAAAGCTAGTCCACGTATTGACTTGCCGAGCGCCTCTCTGCGTGCTTTTACATATTCTCCAAATGAACAATGACATTCATTTGGTACTAATATATTCATCATGTAATTAATCCGCCTTTTACATAATATGTAAGCTTTTATGCTTACATTGTACTACTTGTTTATATGTTTGTCAATATTTAACATTTTTATGTTGTCAATAATCTACCGAAAATACATTTACATTGTTTCACAAAAATCTATAATAAATTAGCTTTGTCCCATAATGGGAATATTTTACGTTTATTTTAGAAATAAAGCCAATCGTCATGATTGGCTTTATCCTTTATCTTACAGTAACTCTTACCGGTTGAACTGGTGTAAAACGTCCTGCTGTTTCTTTTATTATTTCTGAATACAAATTTCCTGCTTCCGTTAAATCCTCAACTGTTATTACCAATGAATATGGTATTTCGTCATCATCCGCAACTCCCCATCGAGTAAACAACTCAAGCCATATTTCCCAACTTCCAGCGTCAAAACTTGAGAAGGTATTTGAAAAATGGAAGCATGAATCCCACTTATTACGATTATCTGCAACCGGTGGATTATCTACTACATTATTACCATTTGAATTTAATCTATGTATAGATGTTGTAATGTAAGCTGCAGAATATTCACTTCCTTTTGTTCTATCTACTGGTGGTTGAGCTAAACACGTAACAGTAACCTTAACTTTTGATTCACCCCGTTTTACCTTTGCCTCGGCAATTACCGTTGGAATATGAAATTTAACTCTTTTTTTTGTTAAACGGTTTAAGCTTCCTGCGTGTAAGAAAGACACTTTATTCTCAGAAGAATACATGCTATTTCTTGGTGATGATAGTCCTCTTCCATATAAATTTCCGGCAAAATCTGCCTCTTCTTGTGTTATATCTTCCTTTGTAAAAAGTGGAATTGCTCCATTATATAGTAAAGCCTGTGCCAGACCTACATCTTCATTAGGCACTGTTAGTAGTATTTCTGCAAGGTCACCTGCTACCGTTGGCGTTGTAAAACTCGTTCCTGGCAAAGCACAATAACCGGTTGATGAAAGGCACAACGCGTATGGATCACTTGGTGTCATACCATTTTTAAATTGAGTAGCTCCATAGGCAACAATATCCGGTTTATAAAAACCGCAAAATCCCGGGCCACGTCTTGAATAAGGAGCAATGTCTTTTTCCTTACTTACACTACCAGGGTGTGTTTGACCTACGACTGAGCCCACTGTAATTGCAAGCATAGCATCTGCAGGTTCAGCAATCTTGCTGTCGTCATCATCCAAAATGTCTTTCAGGTTATTTTCCGAAAAACCTAATTGATGATTTCCTGCCGATACAACGAATTTAACACCATATTTTCTAGTAAGCATATCCAGTTCACATCCTAATATACTCATTTCGTCCCCATCGATTGGCTGACTTGCATTGTATGAAAAGTTATAAATTTTTGCTACTGATGCAAAAGTATCAACAGCCTCTCTTATTCTTTTGATGACAACATTTGATGGTGTTTTGTCGCTATCAATTATATTAGCATCAATAATTTTTGCTCTTGGTGTTAAATAAGGGTCTGGCAAATGAAATCCAAGCTCTTCGAAAGCCGCTCTACTCGCAACAGGAGTACCATGATTTCCAAAGAAAGAGGGTACGCTACATCCTGTTGCTCTCCAATGGACAGGTACGATACCAGCTAAACCTGCTGGTAAATTAACGCCATCATCCAATATAACAATTGCAGGTAAATCTTCAATTTTAATACCTGGATCTAGTTGCAGTCCTTTTCCTAATGGAATAGACGCACTAGGAGCGTAGACTTGAAAAAAAGATGTTTCCTCGATTCTGTAGATTGCTTGATCATCTGCAATTTCATTAAAACTTGCCATAGTAACCATTGCTCTGATAATTGCTGTTCCATCAGTTAACCGATACGGTTCACCTTGGAGAGTTCCATTTTTACTTACAATTTTCTCAGTCAATTTAGTCTGAGCCCTTTGTTGGATATCCTCTCCTAAATTTGGTAATAACATCATTTGAACGTCTACGGAAATCCGCTCTTTGTTTTCTTCAAGGTAACGCGCTAAAGACGATGATTGTTTATCAACAGATCTAAACGGCTCAAATCCATTAATATACTGAAAATCATGTACTGTTCCTTGATCTCTGTATCTATTAATTCGCCCCTGTAAGCTATCAAAAATGTCTCTTTTTGCGGAAACAACAGCATGATTTTTATCTCTTACTGCATTTATTTTTAAGCCTTCATCTTCCATTAATTTTTTACGGTTAGAAAAATCCTCACCATCCTGGAGCACTACCTTAAAGGTCATTATATCTTCATCACTTAAAGAATCTCCTGCTCTTAACCTTTGAAATACATCAAATATTTCCTGCAGTCCCTGAGATAATTTATTGCCATGTTCTGCATAATCTAATCCATACTCCTTATTTCGGCCGGTTGGCTTTTTTATTATATCCTTAATTTCTTCTGATGGTATCCATAAATGTCGTTTTTGTTCATCATTCATTATCTAACACCCCCTTATATTTTTTTACTTGATAGTCTAGCGTATTATGTGATATTCCCATAGCCTTTGCTGCGGCTCTCAATGAAACGCCGCGCTCCAACATCTCACAAATTACTTTCATTGATTCATCTCCGCTATCTGAGAATTTTGTTAATTGTTGAATTAATATAGCCATCACATCTTCTGTTTTCAGTTTCTGATCAATTAAATATTTTTTAGCTGCTGCTGTCATCAATTCTTCAAGCTGTGCTCCACTTATTCCTTCTGAAACTTTTGCAATCGCTTTACAATCAACCTTTGCCTCAATTCCATACTTTTCAATACCTTTTTGTATTAATGTTTTTCTTTGCTCTTCATTTGGTAATTCTAGATTAATTGTAACATTAAATCTACGCCAAATAGCTGGATCCAATAAGTGTTCATGATTTGTAGCAGCAATCAAAAAAACATTAGCTGGCATATTATCAAAATTTTGAAGCAAAGTTGTAACTACACGCTTTAGCTCTCCTAGTTCGTTACTATCATCACGTTTTTTTGCAATGGCATCAAACTCATCCAAGAATAATATTATTCTCTGATTTCTTACTGAATCAAAAACTTTCCTTAGATTTGTACTTGTTTGCCCTAAATAGGATGAAACCAATCCATCTAAACGTACGTATGCTATTGGTAAATCTAACTCATGTCCTAATGCATATGCTGTAATAGTTTTTCCACAACCTGGCGGACCACACAATAAAACTCTATTTACTGGTGTCATACTATGCTTCAATAGATTTGCAGCATTCTTTTGTTCTGACATAATTTGTTCCAATATTTTTTTTTGGTTTTCTGGCAAGATAACATCATTAAAAGATACATTAGGTCTAACTACTTCATACAATTCTAATAAGCTATCTTTATCTCTTGGTGTTGCTGTCTGTGATGATTGGGCAGAAAACCCTGATATACTTCCGCCAATATCAGATGATGCATTTCCACTCTTTTTTCTATTTTCATAAGCCCGCCTAAGCCGTGATGCTGTTGGAACATTTCCTTTTTTCTCTTCATCACTCACCAATTTATTTATCGCTTCTAAGAATTCTCGTTCATCACCGCTACAATGAGCTATAATTAAATTTTCTATAAGCTCTGATTTCATATTGCACTCTCCTATATATCATTTTTTCGTACACTTTCAGACATTTGCAATATTATAGTATCATTTCAGTAATCATATGTCAATATTTTTCGGACACATTCGGACATTATTGTTTATTGCACAAAAATAGCAATGGTCTTAATAACCACCTACTATATGTATAACTAACGGAAACCAATGTCTCCATCTGTACACTTTCTTATAAAATATCATAAAATGAGCACTCCTGTATAATTTGATCCACCACTCAGTTTGATAATCGGTCACTTTATTATAATTTGTAAAGGATACTCGCCAAGATAGTTTTTATTAAGAGTGTACCACAGCTAACGCAACTTACTAAGTAATGCGTAGTTAAGGCAAATAAAGATAAGTCTAGCTAAATATGTCATACACAAATTATTAGTAGCACTGGCTCAGTTCGTACCGGACAGCTGTTCTCTGAATGACAAGATTATTCAATAGCATAGAAATCAGAAAACTAATATTACTCTATCATTATATACGCTACCAGATCTGCCAATATTTCTTATCGCCATATGAACTCACTTAATAAAAATAAATATATACTCGTGTGCCAACAACAAAAAGGAACTATGTTGTTTCTCCCAAAACTTTGTTGATTTACAATTATGTTGCTCTTTTATAACTATTTCCTTAGACTTAAATTTTGCATTTAGAAAACAATTCATGACTTGGAAACCTAATGGAACAACACAACCTTTACTGCGGATGTCACCCATCATAACCGCACAAAGTCTTCCCTTTTTTAATACTCGATATGCCTCTCTCGCAACATTATTCATTTGATGTATAAATTCTTCTACTCCTAATAACGACAGATCTCCATCTAGACTTTGGCTATAATTAATGATATCTGCATATGGTGGATGCGTGCAAATAAGATCCATACTCTCATTTGTAATAAATGACAAATTGCGTGCATCGCCTTTTTTAACATTTTGCTGGGTTTTAGTATTGCATTGGAAATTAAGATTTTGGTTAGATAATAAAATAGATTGCTCATTGATATCGACACCAATGGCATTACGATCAAGTAGTTTTGCTTCGACTAATGTAGTACCACTTCCTAAGAATTGATCTAGAATCCATTCATTTGGTTGACTATAACGAAGAATAATATTTCTTGGTACATATGGGGACCAATTTCCTCTGTATACCCCACAATGAGTAGCCCAATCACCTCTTTCAGGAAATGACCAAACAGTTGTTGACTCCAACTCAAATTTATTTGGTTCTAATTTTATATCAATACCTCCTTACACTATATTTTATCTGCATTATACTACTAAACACATAATAATACTAGTAAATTTTTCCTCTTTCCCTCTTATTAAATCATAGAAATCATTTTACAGAAAAAAGAGACAAGCCATCATTCACCTACTTGATGACTTATCTCATTTTTGATTTCTTTTCTTCCTTTTCATTATTAGAAGTAATTTTGACACTAATAAACAAATTTATATTTTCCGATAATCTTACAATCAATCCAAATCTTTTAAGCTTGTATCATTTTATTCTTTATCAATTCTGAAATCATAAAATCAATATCTCGTTTCCACTCTGGTGCTTCTCTTCCGTACTTTAAATCAAAACACGCAGTGAATAAACTTAATAATTTGTCAGGATGCACAGTATTATTCTCAAATAAACTTTTAAAAAATGATGCAAATTGACTTAATGTAAATGGTACAATTCTCAATGCCATTTTTTTGTCATCTTGAGTATACCAAACCCCAATTCGAAAAGTTTCTGCTGTATTTGAATCTATTTTATTAGCAATAAACATTCCATAAACAGGCTTATTATTATTTAAAACAAGATCTGCTACATGTCGACGAACTGGTTCACCCTCCATGGCCTCCTGCCTTGAATTTGTTGACATAGTAACTTCAACTACAATAATATACTCATCAAATTCAAAAATCATGTCTGGTCCGCCGCCTGGTGCTGTTCCTACAGGCAAATAATCTTGATCTATACTAAATCCCCTGGCTTCATATGGCTTATTAGATATATGATTTATTGCTAAAAAAGCTCGCCATAAAATCCATTCTAAGTATGCTGCAGCCTCAGACTTAGGAACTTTAATTGTATAATCTTCATTCAACTCTTTTTCCTGTCCATTATTAACAACTAACAAATTCATATACTCATAAATTTCTTTCCACTCATTATATTGATTTTTAGCGTATTCCTCCTCTTTGAACTTATCAATGTCCCTCTTTAAGCTGTTTCGTACCATATTTATATTAGCTGCTGAATCAAGAGGTACATCTGGAATAGTATATTGGATATTATATGTAGTCAACTCCGAAACCAGATCTTGTAAAACTTGATTTGCTGTATCAATATTGTCCGTTGGTAACGGCGCACCATTACATAATTGCTTGTATCGCTCAATTAACGGCTCTGAACTTGTAACTTTCTTACTAAGTTCAAAAGCTAAAGTTCGATACTCTGGTACAATACAGATACCTCTTCCTGCTCTCTTGACAATTCCTGAAGATACAATATATCGTAGATTCATATCAGCATAATCACTAAAGTTTACTTTTAGTTTTAAGTAATGTTCCCATGCTAAATCGATCAAATCTCGATCATACTTTTTCTTATTATTTGCTGCCATCCTATTTTTTCTTATATCCAAAACCTTCTCAACAACTTTATCAACATCATAATTAGGATTAGTTGTTTGAACACATATTGCAAATTCAATAAAATTAATCCTTGTATCTCCTGTAATTTCCTCCAACTTAAACATCACAGTAAGTACCCATAGAAGCGGTGAATAACTAAGTTCCTCGGTTAGCTTTTCCATTGGTACAACTAACCCTCTCAAAAAGCACTCTTGTTGTGCAGAAATAGTATCGGCATTATAAAATGTTTTGCCAATAGGTGTTATGTCATCCACTGGACCCAATTCAGTTTGAGAAAAACCATCTTTTAATGTTACTTCTGGATATGCAAATCCATATTTATTAAACATAAGTCTATATTTACGAGTTATACTAGCATCTTGATCTTTATTTAAGTCACCACCTATTTCACCTGTATGGAATAGTAGTTTTTTAAAAGCCACCTGATCTTTTGGTTCACGTAATTTCCCTACTAAATTTGACTCGACATATACTTTAAATCCACTGGGTATACGCCATGGATTTCTCATTCCTGTATTCCCAATTAGCCAAATATCTATTGGTTCTTTTACAACCCTGGTCTCTTCAACTGTTTTTTCCTTAGTTTTTTCGCCATCCTTATATTTAATTTTCTTTGATTCTGTTACCTGATAAACATCCTGTCCAATTTTAATTATTTTTGCCTTCGCCAT